ACGACGGCCATCACGGCGCCGGGGACGAGGACGGCGGGCACGATCCAGGCGAGGTTCATGCGGCGGCCCTCCGTGCTGCGGCGGTGCCCTTCCAGGTGCGGACTCCGCTGTGGTGGGCGGTGGGCCGGTTGGTCACGGCCCAGCCGGCGGTGCGGACGTAGCCCTCGTCCTTCAGCAGCGTCATCAGCCGCCCCCAGTGGGCTTGCGGATTCGGCGGCGCGGGGAGGTCGTGCGCGTCGGCGATCTCGAAGCAGGTGAAGGTGCGGCCGGTCGCCGCGGCGGCTATGAACACGGGCCAGACTTCGGCGAGCCACGTCTCGTAGTCCTCGGCCTGCCGCTGCGTCTTCGTCTTGGGCGGTTCGGGGACGCTGCCGTCGAGGGCGGGCTGCACGGTGGCGGTCATGACGCGGTCTCCTCGGGCCTGGTGTGGTGCAGGAGGTGGGTGTCGGTGATGCCTCGGTTGTCGAGGACGAGGTTCACGGCGCCTCGGATGGCCGCGGTGAGTGCGTCGCGGAGTTCCGTCGACAGGCCGGGCCGGTGGGCGATCTGCACGGCGAGGTCCCACGCGTCGCCTCCGCGGCCCCACGCGAGCTCGGTAGTGGACTTCAGGTAGCGGGCGCCGAGGTTCACAGACCAGGTGGACATGTCGACCGCGCTGTCGAGGAGGCTGACGAGTTCGTCGCACGCCTCGTCGATCTGCTCGTCGCTGGCTTTCCCAGCCCAGCGGCGTTGGACGGCGCTCCGGATCTGGTCGTCGGCGTCGAGAGCGGCTTGCGCCTGTAGCTTCGCCGCAAGGGCGCGGAGATCGTCGTCGGTGTACGGCTGGTCGGTCATGTGTGATTCCCTTGGGTGAGGGGCCGGCCCGCATTGCCCGCGGGCCGGCCGTTCGCGTGTGCGGGCTAGAAGGGCGGGTCGGACGGGTCGCGGCCGAGGGTGAGTTCGTGGATTCGCTTTTCGATGGCTGGGGTGATGTCGGCGCCGACTCGCTTCAGTTCGAAGGCGATGCCGCGGGCCCACTGGTGGACGTCCTCGCTCTGGTTGCCGAGGAGCATTTCGGCGAGGTGCCCGGCAATGACCCGCACGACCGGCTCGGGGATGTCGGCGGTGATGTCCGGTGCGGCCGCCCACGGGTCGTTGGCGGGCGCGAGGGATGACGGGGTCTTGTAGGCGGATCGCGGGTCCCATCCGTCGTCGGAGAGGCGGGCGTCGACGAGGTCGTCCAGGTTGCAGTGGGCTTCGTCGAGTGCCTTGGTGAGGTCGATGGCCGCCTTCCAGCGGTCTTTCTCTCGGCTGGCGAGTCCGTCGGCGATGTGCGCGGCGACGAGGGTGCGGGTGTCGTTGAAGCGGCGGCGCAGGGAGTAGAGGGCTTCCCGCAGGTCGGCGTCCCGGGCGGCCTGTTCCTCGTGGCGGGCGAGGGCGGCGTGGCCCTGCCCGATCCAGGCGGCGACCTCGGCGATCCGCATGTCAGCGGGCTCTTCGGTCAGGTGGCGGGCCGCTGTTTCCAGGTGCTTCTCTGCTTCGGTCCTGTGGTTGATCGTCATGTGGTGTGGTCTCCTCTTGCGAGGGCCGACCCGCCTGATTTGGGCGGGCGGGTCGGCCCGTGCGGGTTCGGGTGGCTACGGCTGGTCGGGCTCGGGCGTCCAGTCGGTGGAGTCGTCGATGGCGTCCTGGTCCCAGGCGCCGGCCTCGGCCTGGTCATCGCGGGCGACCGAGTACGCGGGCTCGTCGGTCGGGGCGGGCAGGGGCCGCTGCACCCCGGCCGGTGTCGGCGGGTTGGTGAGGGCGGCCACCGAGAGCGGCGCCTTGGTCCGGAACTCGGTTCCTCCGACCGTCATGACCTCGGCGTGGGTGACGCCTTCGAGCTCTTCGGACACGTAGGCCATGCCGTGGAGGGCGTCGGAGGCGATGAGGCGGGAGAGTTCGCCGGTGGCGCGGGCGACGAGCATGCCCTTGGGGTTCTTCTTCCACTGGTCCTTGTTGAGGAGCCCCATGAGTCGTGCCCGGTCGACGGTCCACTCGACGGTCTGCCAGGCGTCGGAGTCCTTGCGGCGTCCGCGCATGACGCACCGGGTGTCGGTGGACTCGACGAGTTCGATCTCGTGGCCCTGCTGCTGGACGATCGCCCGCATGGCATGCGCCCGGAGGGCGGGGGTGCCCTGGATGATGTCGATGGACTTGAGCGTGGCCATGGGCTTCAGGCCGAGTTCGGAGCCGGCGAGGATCGCGGCGGCGATGTCGCCGGGCTTCCCGCGAAGCGACTGGGGGACGAACGAGGTGGCGGCGAGCTTCTGCGCCATCTGATAGGCGAGGTCGGCTTCCTGCGCCCACTGCATGAGCGCGGTGGTTCCAGCGGTCGGCGCCGGGGCGGGCAGGGTGTTGGTGTGCTGGTCGGTGGTGGCTACGGCCTGCTGGTCGCGGGTGGCGATCTCGTTGCTCATCCGAGGTATTCCTCTGCTTGGCGGATGGTGTCCCAGGTCGGCATTCCGATCTGGGGGATTTCGGTGACGGAGCCGGTCCAGTCGGGCCAGTGGTCGTTGGCGACGCAGTCGGCGTAGATGCGGAGGGCGCGTTCGTTGCGGGCGCGGCCGATGTCGCGGTCCTGGTCGGTGAGCTCCCGCACCGTGATCAGGTAGGGCGGGGTCTTGGAGACGAAGACGAAGATGAAGCGGACGTCATCGGGCTGGAGTGCGGCCCAGATGCCGTCGGTGTAGAGGGCGTCCTGCTGGTGGTACGAGTAGTCGCGGATCGCCCGTGAGACGGCCTCGGGGTTGGCGTCCTTCGTGGTCTTCAGGTCGACTGCGAGGGTGAGGCCGGGCATCTGCTTCAGCCAGTCCGGGCGGACCCGGCAGCGGACTCCGGTCGCAGGGTCGGTCCAGTACAGAGACCGCTCGGCGATGCCGGTTCCGGGCGCGAACAGCGGGCCGGCGAGCGGGTGCTGACGAATGGCCTCGGCCATGGCGTCGACCTGCTTCTTCTCCTTCGGCAGGAGCGGCACCTTGCCTGCGGCGTAGGCGTCGTCGCGCTTCTGGCGGGCTTCGACTTTCTTCCAGTCGGGGTAGTCGAGGACGACGATGTCGTGGCCCTCCCCCAACACCTCCGTGTGCACGGCGTTGCCCACGTCGAACTCGCGCTTCGGCGGCTGGGGGTTGTCGCGGTCGTACTTGAACTGGGCGGGGCAGCCCGGGTTGAGCAGGGCGCGGAGCCCGGACGAGGAGATCGACGTCGTATCGGCGTGGTACTCCTCGGCGGACAGGCCGTCGACGACCTTCGGCGCCTCGACCTCGACGGCGGCGGTCACTGGGCCCGCCTGCGGGCGAGGTTGTCGATGGTGCTGGCGGCGCCCTGGCAGCCGGGAACGGTGCGGAGGGTGTCGGCTGCGTCGATCAGGACGGTGGCGGCGTAGTTGTTCATGAGGCGAAGGCCGGCTTCGTTGAGGTGGCCGCCGTCTTCGAGAGCGCTGCGCAGCTCACCTGCGGGAGTGCAGTCCTCGCAGAGTCCGTCCTTCGTGAACGGGCCGTCTTCGTCGCCGCAGCTGGTGCAGCGAAGCGGCTGTCGGGTGGTGGTCATCAGAACGGGTACTCCTTCTCGGGGTTGCGGCGGGGCCAGAGGCGGAGGCTCCAGGTGCGGAGCCAGGCGAGGCAGTGGCAGTCCTCCCAGTCGGGGTCGCCGCTGGCGGTGACCCATCCGTGGCCGCCGCGCCCTTGGCAGGCGCCGCAGTGCGGGTCGGGTTTGGGCTTCCTGGTGAGGTAGATCGCCCGCTGGTGCAGTTCGATCTGCCAGCGGCCGAAGGTGCGGGTGAGGTACATGAGGTCCCGTTTCTGGGTGTCGTGAAGGAGGGCCGCCGCCTGTTGGCGGGGGGTGCCGCAAGGCGGCGGCCCTGGTTGCCGCGGAGCACTGGGGGTTGCTCAACGCGGCCGTATGGGAGATGTGGGTCAGGCGGCGCCGGACAGCTCGACGATCCGGTTGTGGGCTTCGTTGAAGTCCTCGGTGTCGAGGCCCATCCACGGCACGCGGTGAGTCATCGCGACCATGACGTCGAGGGCGTTGTAGCCGGCCGCCTTGAACTCGGCGGCCGTGGCCTCGATGTCGGCGTCCGTGTAGGTGCCGTTGCTGGTGACGTCGCCGGGCATGTAGCTGCTACCGGGCTCGTTGCACCAGGCGTAGGAGAGCTTCGCGTACAGGTCGCGGGCGACCTCGCTACTGATCGCGTGCTGGAGGTCGTCCTCGTCTCGCGTCCAGTCGATGCCGGACTCGGTGAGGATCTCGATGCCCTTCAGGGCATCCTCGCGGCGCATCGCTTCGGCGATGGCGAGCCCGCCGTGGTGGCCGATGCGCCAGCGGGCCGCGCAGTTGATCGACTGGTCGGCGGGCATCCGGAACACGACGAGTCCGGGTGCCGCCTGGATGGCGTCGGGGACGGTGTACCGCTGCTCGCCGTGGACGACCATGCGGTACTCGGTGGTCTCACCGATCATGGGGTTCTCCCTGTGGGATGCTGGTGTCGGATCCCCGGGCGTCTCTAGCGCTCGGGGGTTCGTGCGTTGTGCGCCGCTCCGCCGGCCCGGTGTTCATCCGGCGGGCGGCGGGTCAGGCGGCGTCGGATTCGGTGATGAGTTCCGACGCGAGCGGCGCCGTGTAGCGGGCGGCGTCCCGGCTGGTCCGCAGCAGGGTGGGACTCTCGCCGCCGCGGGCGAGGTAGTGGGCGGTGTCGCTGGCGGGGCAGACCACGGTCGCCTCGCCGACGATTCGCCAGTCGGTGTCGCCTTCGACGTAGCGGATCTGGTCGAGGGCGGCTTCGGGGCTGGTGTCCCAGTGCCGGTAGTCGCCGGTCTCGTCGAATTCGGCGCGGCAGCCGGTGACGTCGCAGATGGCGATGTGGAATGTCTGCGTCTTGATCGCCATCAGTGCACCTGCCCCGGGTCGGTGACGGGCCGGATGCCGTGCGCGTCCCAAAGGGGCCGGACGTCGATCGGCGCTGTGGCCTCGTCTTCCGGGCCGTCGACCGGGCGCACCATGGGCGGCACGGTGATGCGGTTGGCGTTCGCGTCGGCGGCCAGCTGAGCGGCGAACCTCGTCTTGAGGTGGCTGTTCTCCTCCGTGAGCTGGTCGTTCTCGGCGCGCAGATCGTCGAGGTTGGCCAGCTGCTTCACGAGGAGTTCCTCCGCCTCGTTCTGCTGCTGCCGGGCCTCGGCGAGGTCGCTTTGCAGGAGCGCGATCTCATCGCCCGCAGCGTGCAGGTTGGTGAGCAGCGCGATCTCGTTGCGGCGCAGCCGCTCGACCTCGTCGATGGCGCGACGCCGGCCGTGGCCCTTCAGGGCGGGTATCAGGTCGGTGATGCTCACGGCTTCTCCTTCGCGGTGCGGATGCTGTTGGAGACCTGCTCGCCGAAGAGGAGCAGGAAGGTGGCGGCGACGAGGATGAACGCCGCCACGACGGTCACGACGCGGCCGCCTTCCGGTGCTGGCACCGGCCGAGGAGGCAGGGTTCGGCGCGCTGACGCCATTCGTCGTGGCCGACGAGTTCGTGCCGGTAGCCCTCGGCCGCTTCTCTGCGTCGGTCGCGGACGCGCGGCGTGAACTGCTTGTGGGCGTCCTCGACGAGCGGGCCGACGTACTCGCCGAGCGCCGAACCCTCCACGCAGCCCTGCGGGTTGATGCGGATCCAGAACTTGCGGGCGGCGAGCTGCTCGGCACGGAGGGCGGCGACGCACTCGGGGTGGCCGAGGGCCCGCAGGACCCAGGCCCGGTTGTCCGCCATCTCGCGGCAGTCGGCGCAGACGCCTGTCGCCTCAGACATCACGCCTCCCACGCCTCGATGGCGGTCTCGACGGCCTCGCGGAGGTGCTGGTGCCAGCCGGTGGTCATCCGTGTCGGGGTGCCGGTGTGGGCGAGGGTGGCGACGGCGCCGGCGAGCATCTCCGGGGCGACCCAGCCGGGCACGGGTAGCGGCTCGGGGTCCCGGTTGGAGCCGTCGTCGTTGAGGCGGGCCCACTGCCAGACCGGGCCGCGGGTGTAGTACTGGTCGCGGCCGGTGTGCCAGTCCCAGATGAGGATCAGGCCGTGCGGGAACCGGTCGGCGGGGATGCCGGACGTTTCCGGGGTGAGGGTGATGACGCCGCGCAGGTACGGGGCGTCGTAGGAGTCCTCGACGAACGCGTCGGTCTGCTCGGGCTGCATCTTGGCCTCGGTGAGGGCGGCTTCCACGGCGTGGATGTACGGGGCGTGGGGCAGGGTGCGGGTGGTCACTGGGTGGCTCCCATGTATTCGTCGTCGATGTCGATGAGGCCGGCCTCGATGGAGGCGATGAGGTCGGGGTGGGTGATCCACGCGGGCACTCGCCGCGAGGTGATGCCGAGGCCGGTGAGGAGGCCTGGCAGGATCACCGGGTCGGCGGTGGTGGGGGTGGGCGGCAGGGTGGCCAGGTCGACGGTCACGACTCGGCTCCCTGCTGGTGGGTGCGCAGCCATTGGCGGCGGTGGTTGTAGCGGACGTGGACCTGCTCGATGCGGTCGACGTACTCGGCGGGCGTCCACGGCCGGGCGCCTCGGGCGCGGCGGGCGAACTCGGCCTCCACCTGGGCGAGGGCGTCCTGCTCCAAGTCAGCCAGCGGGCGGGGCTCTGCGACGGTGGCCATCACGCCACCTCCCTGAGGGCCTGCCGCTGGGTCCATGCGGCGAGGCGGGCGACCGCTTCGGCGAGCTGGTCGACGGTTGCGGGGCTGGAGTCGCTGACGGTGATCGCGACTGACCTGCCGGGTTCGCCGATGACGAGCCGGGCGAGTGGCTTGCCGTCGATACCGTGGTCGAACTCGGTACGGATGGGGGCGTCGTTCAGGGCGACGGTGATCCCGCCGTAGATGTCAGCGCTCACGACACAGCCTCCTCGGGCGTGGTGGGGGCGAGCAGGGCTTGCAGGCGGGCAGCGGACTCGTTGGCGCGCTGCTCGTCCTGCCGGGTGACGAGGTCCGCGATCCGCTCCTTGAGCGCCGGCAGCGGCACGTCCAGGTCGTCGATCGGGCGGGTCACGACGCCGCCTCCTCGGTGGAGCCGAGGAACTGGCGCAGAGCACGGTCGGCGTCGCCGGAGCGAGCGTCCTTGATGCGGAGCTGGTTCAGCAGGAAGGAGCGCTGGGCCTTGAGGCGCTGGACCTCCACCAGCAGGGCGGGCACGTCCTGGCGGGCGTGGGCGGTGAACTGGCCGTCGGCGTCGTGGAAGTGGCTGATGATCTGGTGGCCGTCGCCGTCGAGGACGTCGTTGTAGTTCTCGCACACCTTCCACGGCCCCTTGCTGGCGGCCTCGGCGCGGGCTGCGATGCCCGCGAGCCGCTCGTCGAGCGGCTGGAGCTGGTCGCCGACCGGCACCGGCAGCGCATCCTGCGCGGCCACAGCGGCGGCCATCTCGTCGTCTCGGCAGGGGACAAGGTTGCTGTGGGCGTCCTTGCCGCAGCCGCAGCGGATGCCGGTCGGGCCGTAGGTGATCGGGTCGTTCATCGGGCGGTCTCCTTCCTCTGCTCGCCGGGGTGGGTCAGGTTGCGGACGGGCTTCCACGGCGGCTTGCCGGACCCGGGGCAGGGCTCGGACCAGTCCTTGCCGCCCCAGCGGTGCGCGCCCATGACGTCCTCGCGGGTCATGGCCCGGTCCTTGCCGCAGTGCTTGCACCATCCGCGTGGCCGGGCGGGTTCGGGCACGGCCGGGTAGACGATGCGGTAGCAGGGGTGGCCGACGGTGCGGCGCTTCTCCCCGTCGATGCGGAAGGTGAGCCAGGGGCCACGGGTGCCGATGATCGTGGCGGGCTTGCCGTCGTACTCGATGCGCATGCCGTGGCGGGCGGGCACGTCGTAGGTGCGGCGGATCCACTCCATCGTGCTGGTCACGCGGCACCTCCCTGGCGGCGGGCGTGCTTCCTGCGGCTGGGGGCCGACGACCGGCGCGGGCGGCCCGTCGGGTTCAGGCCCACACGCGGATCCGTCGGAGCCGGGGGCTGCTTGCGCTGCTCGGCGTTCATGCCGCCACCGCCTCTCGGATGCCGCCGACCGGCGTGGCGTGGAACTTGCGCCGCCACCGGTAGCGCGGGTTCGGCGCCTTGGTCTCGGTCCACTCGATCGGGCCATGGCACTTGCGCAGCGGGTTGTGGTACCAGGACCGAGTCATGGCCAAGTCGCCGCAGTCCGGGCAGGCAATGACCGGGCCGAGCGGGGCGTGGCGCAACTCGTAGCGCTCGAACTCCTCCAGGCGCCGGAAGTCCAGCTCACCGGCGATGACACGGGCGCCCTCCAGGTCGATGTCGCTGTAGTCGTCCACCCAGCGGGCGAGCGCATCGTCTTCGTTCTCGGCGTCGACCCACATCACCCGGGTCACGGTCTCGACGACGACGATCGGGAAGCGCCGCTCGTCCAGCCCCCACGACCGTCCGCCTCGCGTGCTCTCCAGCAGCGACTCGACGTCCGGGTTCGGCTCGTTCGGTACGGGGCGGGGCCACGACTGGTTGAGGTAGCGGTGGGCACCCTTGTGGTTGAGCTTCTGGTCGCACTCGCGCCAGCCGTCACCGGGCATCGGCTCTCCGCACTTCATGCCGCACCTCCCATGGCCTCGAAGGCGGCACGCCGTTCGCGGTCGGACTGGAGCGCGGTCCACCAGCAGTAGAAGAGGGCGTCCAGCGCGGCCGGCTGCTCGTGCTCAGGCAGGCAGTCGAAGGCGATCCGGCCGATCTCCTCGACCTCGAAGCCCTCCGGGTGCGCGGCTGTCAGCAGCTCCTCCGCCTCGTTCCACAGGGCCTGGAACGCGGACAGCTGCGGGAGCTTCGCGGTGATCTCGTCGAACGGGGTCAGGTCGTTCATGCCGCGACCTCCGCTTCGGCGACGATCTCCGCCATGGACAGGTCGGCCTTGAAGGTGTGGCCGATCTCCTGCTCCAGCTCCAGGTACTTGCGAGCCATCGCGGGCCGGAGCCGGGCGGCGCAGGCCAGGTCGTCGCGGGAGGCGAGGACACAGAAGGAGCAGGACAGCCGCTTCATGCCCTTGTCGTAGGCCAAGTGGTAGCGGACCCCGGAGGCGTGGATGCGGTCCCAGACCTGGTCTTCGGTCCAGTTGAGGATCGGGTGCCAGGTGGTGACCTCGCGGACGCCGGAGGTGGCCGCCTTGTCGAGCTCCAGGTGCGGCTTCTTCGCGCGACCGTTGGACTCCTGGGCACGGATGCCGATGCAGTACAGAACGCGGGCCTGCCGGTCCAGGTTCAGTTCGCTGACGAGCTGGGTGATGAGTTTGCGGGCCGGGCCGCGCTTCTGGTCGGAAGTGCAGTAGCGGGCTGCGGAAGAGGGCCACGCGGGGGTGGTGGTGTCGCCCTTGGCGCGCAGTTTGTAGTGCCGTGCGCGGATCTGGTCGAGGAGGAGGCCCTGCTCGCGGTGGCGCATCTCGAAGCGGAGGCCGTAATGCTCGGCCTGCTCCTGGGCGAGTTCACTCGTCCCGGGCCACTCGACTTCACCGAGGTCGTTGTGCAGGACGACGACGCGGTCCATGACGTCGGCTTCACGGGCGAGCTCGGCGACGTAGTCGAGCATCGCCTGGGAATCCTTGCCCGCACTGGAGGCGACGAGGATCACGTCGTAGGCGGTGAGGTCGGGGACGACGGGAGGGCTGTCCTCCAACGCCATCTGAGAGAATCGAGGCACGTGAAGCCCCTTTCGTTTCGTGTGTTCTGGTGGGGGTGGATCGTTGAGGTCGCCTCGTGGCTGCGGGGCGGCCTCATTGCCGTTCAGGCGGCGGCGCGGGCCGGCTCAGGCGATGCGCGCGAGCCGGGGCTCCGGCGGGCGGGACTCGTGGACGCGGGCGGCGTCGGGCTCGCTGTCCAGCTCGGTCTGCAGGAACTCGTCCAACTCGCTGATCTTGTAGGCGAGCTTGCGGCCGATACGCCGGGGCTTGGGGCCCTTGCCGAGGTGCGAGTAGTTCCAGAGGGTCTTGACGCTGCGGCCGATGCGGCGGGCCGCGTCGGGGGTCCAGAGATAGCCGGCGGGCGGGGGCGTGGGGACCTTGGCGGGCCTGGGCACGTCCTCTCCTTCCTATGTGGGGGTCATTCCGGTGTCAGCATGTCCCTGTTCTGGGGACGACGGGGGCATGAAAAGCACCAGCACGGCGACACCAAGAGCCTCCGCGACTGCGTGAGCTTCGGTGACTTCGAGGGTGCGGCGTTCGCCGCTGACGAGGTGGCCGACCTGAGAGCGGGATACGCCGCTCGCTTCCGCGAGGGTGCGGACGGTGTATGGGACCCCCCGACCTGGGCTTTTCATTATCTTTCTGAAGGTGTCCAGGTCTCTCAGGGTGTAGCGCACGCTCATGAATCTCCCCGTTGCGGAGGTGCCTTTCACTGCCCTTGACTTAACCAGAACAGGGACGATCCGTCAACAGATTCGGGACGACCTACCGACCGGTATCGGCAAAGTTTGTGGCTAGATAGCATGCTCCCGTAGACGATCTGTCCCCAATGCCGGAAGGTTGTAGGGACTGACCTGCTATTTTTCCGGCGCACACTCCTACTCATAGAGACAGTCGGTGCGAAGGTGACGCGAGAGGAAGAGGGAAACGACATGGACGCTGCGGCCACCGCCCCCCAAGCTGGTACGGCCGAGGCACACATGGGCGCGCTCTCCCAGCTCATCCAGGAAGCCAACCAGGCGAGGGGCCTGTCCTACCAGGACATGGCCAACCGGGCCATCGACCCTGACAGCGGCACGAAGCTCGCCAAGCAGGCACTCCAGAAGCTGGTCAGAACCCCGCCGGTCAATCCGCCTTCCGTCGAGCAGATGCGCGCCATCGCCAACGGCATCGGCCGGCCGCTCCGGCACGTACAAGAGGCTGTCGCCGCGCAGTGGCTCCAGTACGAGGCCACCGAACTGAGCGGCTACGACGAGGAAGTCCGCATCATCGTGGGCCACTTGGCCGGCAAGTCGAAGGAAGACCTCATGCGCTGGCGCTACATGATCGAGGCGGAAGAGCGCGCCAAGCGCGACACCAGCAAGGACTGACGGTCAAGTCGCTTCCGGCAGCCGATCGGGACTGTCCATAAATAGATATTTCTGCAACCGCTTGTTGACCACTCCCCGTAGACGTACCCTTCACCAACCGTGCACTTCCGGCCGTTATGGCTCAGAGTGCATCGTCGTCCCTGGGGAGGGCTCATGCTTCACGTCACCTATGAGGCCGTCAACGACCTACCACCCGGCACCGTGGTCCACGTCGACGAAGACCGAGGACGAGTAGCGATCCGCTTCGACGAAGACGCACCCCTGCGAGACGTCGTCCGCGACTTCAACATAGAGGTCGACCGCATGGTGCGGTCCGCACGCTGGTTCCAGCTGTGGGACGACGAGATCGTGTCCTCCAACAGCCCCAAACACCCCCTCCGAATCGAATTCATCCTGGAGAAGGAGGAGCATCAAGGGGTGGTCTTCGAGGAACGCAAAGGAGATCTCAAGGCGTTCGTCGACCCAGACATCGACGTGACCCGCTTCGCCGCCGTCATGAACAAGCTCACCGCTGAGCACCTCTCCGGAGGGCGCTGGTTCCAGCTGTACGGTGGCGAGATCCACGACGTTTCGCCGGGGCCGATGAGCAAGGTCTGAACGAACGGGAGCTACGTTGCCCGGGTACATCGAAGACCGCTGGATGACGAAGAAGCCGGATCCAGCGACCGGCAAGAAGCGCAGAACAGAGCGGTGGGGCAAAGGGAAGCGCTACCGGGTCGCCGGCATCCCCGGGGTCAAGGACAGGTCGTTCGAGAAGCTTGAAGGGCCTGAGGGCGCCAAAGCCTGGTTGGCGAAGGCGCAGCACGAGTCGACGGCCGGTGAGTTCGTCGATCCGCGTCGCGGCCAGATGCTGCTGCGGGACTACATCGAGCAGGAGTGGTGGCCCCGCCGGGACTACGACAACCCCTCCACGGAGGCCACCGTGCGGGGCCGTGTGTGGACCCACATCGTTCCGCATCTGGGGCACCACCAGCTGAACGGCATCAAGACGAAGCAGCTTGGTGAGTGGCTGAAGGCCCTCAAGGCGACCGCCGGAGCCGGGACGGGGAATGAGGCCTGGCGTTACCTGTCGGCCATCTTCCAGGCCGCCATCGACGACGAGCGGCTCACCCGAAACCCCTGCCGGAAGCAGACCACTCTGCGGGTGCCCGCCAGGCCACCGGCCAAGGCGCGGGCGTGGACCAAGGAGCGCGTCCTCGCTGTACAGGCCTCGATGGACGAGCGGTTCCAGCTCTGCGTCGATCTGGGCGTGGGCGCCGGACTGAGATCGGGCGAGGTATTCGGGCTTTCGGTTGACGACATCGACTTCACAGGGCAGCGCATTCTGGTGCGCCGGCAAGTGAAGAAGGTAGGCGCCAAGCTGGCGTTCGCCCTCCCGAAGGGTGAGAAGACCCGGGTGGTGCCCGTGCCCGAGTACCTGCTGAAGCGGATCCGGGAGTCGCTGGATCAGCGGCCGGCTCAGCCTGTGACACTGCCGTGGCAGGATCCCCGGCCGCCGACGACGGACCGGGAGGTGGAAGAGCGGGCGCCGCAGACGCATGCGCTGATCCTTACTGCTGCCCGCGGTGGGGCGATCCGGCGCGACGGGTTCGACACCCGAGTGTGGAAGCCGGCCCTGGCCGCAGCAGGCGTGATCCCGCCGCCGGTGGAGACGAAGCAGCCCATCCGGCACCGCCCGGGTGTGACCCGGACGGTGCTGACGTATGAGGAGAGCCGAGAGAACGGTTTCCACGCACTGCGGCACACGTTCGCCAGCGTGCAGCTGGACGCGCGGGAGCCCATCGTGGCAGTCTCGAAGTGGCTGGGCCACGCGGATCCGTCGATCACACTCCGGATCTACGCGCACATGATGCCCGAGGCGGATGGCCGGGGTCGCTCAGCGATGCAGAACTGGTTCGAGAGTTCCTCGTAGTGGATCTCCCCAGATTCTCCCCAGACGCCGGGAATCATGGTCTGAGTTAAGCCCTCCCCATCACTGGGAGGGCTTTCTCATGCCCGGTCAGTTCACCCCAACAGAGGCTAGGGCGCGCCGTTGAGCTGGGGAAAGGCGTGCAGGGAAGTACAGGTAGCAGACGCCGCCGGTGCCGGAGACGACCTTGCCGGAGGCGTTGTACCGCTTGGTCCGCAGCCAGATGTTCTCCGTATGCCTGCGCTTGAGTCGTCTGCGCAGGCAAGCTCCAAGCGGAACTCGCCTAGCCGCGCTGACCTGCCGCCTTTCATTGCCTTTGAGTTCCCGCGAGTTCCTTTGACTTGAGATTCTGGCGCTCCCCAGTTGCTCCCCGGCGGTGCCCACTCCCCAGATTCTCCCCAGCTTCCCGCCCGCCACGGGGGCCGGAGCTGCGGAAACGCCCTACTCCTCGCACTCGCCGACGTGCCCCGGCTCGTACTCGCTCCCCGCCCGGGCGGCGGCCTCACGCCTTATGTCTTCCATGCCGATGACGCAGTCCCCGCAGGCGCGTACTTCGTGCTGACCGACGCCACGGGGGTGGAGAACCTTGACGCAAGCGGTGGGGATCATGCCCCGGTTGGGGTGGCGGAAGCAGACGCCGTCGTCCCACTCGTAGAGGTCGAGGATCTGCTGGCGCTCCATCGCGTCTCCTAGGTAGGGCCGGTGTGGGGTGTGCGTGGGGGGCGCATAGCGCAGGTGCCCGCTCTACCCGGCGGAACACCCAGGTCACACACCGTTCACTCGATTCAGTGAACGTCTGTTCGAATCATGAACACTACATCGAGCCCTGCGGCATATGCCATCTGGCCGCAGGGCTGGCGCGCGAGCTGTTCACGTGAGGCGCCACTTCCCGACGCCAGTGAAGATCCAGAAAGGCCCACTGTCACCGGGCTGACTAATGATCACCGGGCCTCGACGGTTTGTCGAGTGCCGCGAGATCTGCCCGACGACGACGAATGGCTCCAGCAGGAACGCCGCCGCATCGGCGACCGGATCCGCGTCGTGCGCATGCACCGGAACCTCACGCAGGAGCGCGTGTTCCTGGCGGTGCCGATGACGCGGAGCTTCTACCAGGAGGTGGAGGCCGGCCGGGCTAACCCGTCACTGGAGACGCTGCTGCGTATCGCCCGGGCGATCGGTGTGCCCATCGGTGACCTCCTTGGGTGAGTAATGCCGGGTGGAGCGTCATCAGTGAAACCCTGGAAGACGCCTGAATGGAAGCGCTCGCTACAGGTTTCTATGATCAGAATGGGTGCACAGGGTGTGAACTTGTAGCTGTTCGCTGATGCTCTGGCCTGCGCTTAGGTCCGCCTTCCCTGCCGTATCCGCCCACGGCTGCATCGGTGCCCGCACCTCGTGAGCGGCACGGCCGGCCCCGGCCCGGGGCGCAGGTCGATGTTGCCGTCGCAGTGGCCGCATTCGCCGATCTGGCAGGGCCCGCAGATGGTGGGCGCCTCGGCGTGTTGCCCGCGTCGTGGCCCGTTCACAGCACGCCTCGGAGTCCGACTGGGGATTCGGCGGGGCAGACGTGGACGGGGCCTATGGTGTGGCCGCTGGGTGAGAGCCGGTCGCCGATGCGTAGGGGCTTGTGGTCGCGGCTGCCGCAGGGGCAGGGCTCGTCTGGGGGTGTGGTCTGGCGGTCGGGGCCGGTGTCCGTACCCTCGTCCATGTCGACGCTCCTTGCAGCTGTCGGCCATGCCCCCGGGCCGCCGGCCAGCGGTCGCGGGGGTCCTGCAATTTCACGGTACCGCTCCGACTGGCCCGATAGGTGCGATAGGGCCGATAGGCGCACTCGTCTCGCCTGGTGGGTTGAGCGGTCCTAGCGTCCGGATCATGGAGTGGCAGCCGGATATCCCAAGGTGGCAGCAGGTGTATGCCGTGATGGAGGAGCGGATCGCGAGCGGCACCTACCCGCCGGGCGGACGGCTACCGTCGGTGGTTGACGTGTGTGCCGAGTTCGGCATCAGCCAGATGACGGCGCGGAAGGTGCTGCAGAAGCTGCGCGAGGCTGGCCTGGCGGCCATGCACCCGGGCGTGGGCACGTTCGTCACGGAACTGCCGCAGCCGCCGAACTCGTAGCCCGCTGTCAGACCTCGCGGCTACCCTGATCGGCATGCCCTCCTCTCCCCCGCCGTCGCGGTCTGCGGCCGAGCTGAACGCGGCTATCCGCGCGCTGTGGTCGCATCCTGCGGTGCCGTTGACGGCGGAGCAGCGGGAGGAGTACGGGCGGCTGTGTGCGGAGCTGCGGCGGGTGGAGCGCGGGGACGTCGTCGAGGCCGCGTAGGCTGACATGCGAGCGCCCCGCCTGCTTCCTTCAGGCGGGGCGCCGTGCTGTTCCTGTCAGTCCTCGCCGCCGCTCCAGCCGACCGCTTCGACACCGGAGGCGTAGCCGCGTCCAGGCGTGACGACTCCGGTGGGCGCCCAGCCCGCGTCGATGAACTTCCGGGCCGCCTCCATTGGCACCCAGCGGTCGCCGCGCTCCGGGTCGGACATCCACCCGGCCAGTTCGTCGGCCGTGGCGAACACGGGGCTTACCGGGGACCCCTCGGATACGGTCTCCCAGAGCTGCCAGCCGTCACCCTTGGGCGGTTCGGTCGGCTCCCACGCCTCGGCCTCGGCGCGCTGGCCCTCGTACTTCTCGACGGTGGCGTGACCGTTGCAGGTTGAGCAGATCGAGTTGATGCCCTCGCGCTCGCAGCGGGCACGAACTACGACGCTCGCGTTGATCCCGTCGTGCCCGAAGCCGCCGATGGACCACGCGTTCACCTCGGCAGCGGTCGGCGTGACCGGCTCATCCTTCTTCTGCCAACCGTCGCCGGTCGGAGTGCGGGTGAAGTCCCACAGCCGGTCTGCGGCGATGAGAGCGTCGACGTCGTCCTGAGAGAGGTGGTGAGACCACTGCTCGTTGAACAGATTCGCCAGTCGCTGCCCCTCGCGGACGATGGCGGCCTCACCGCTGCCGTAGAACTCCGGCGAGTTGCCCACGTTGCGCTCGGCGAACGCACGCACGGGCGGGCTGTCGTGGCGCCACGGCGTCGAGCCGGTGCTGGACGGATCGAACGGCAGGTAGCCATACCAGAGGTCGTACAGGTTCTGCGCCTGCGGCGAGTAGCCGCTCTTGCAGTCCGGGCACTTCTCCCCGTCAAGCCGGTCGGGCATCAGGAAGCCCTCCCAGACCTCGTTCAGGGGCCAGTCGAAGTCGAGCGGTACGCGGCGGATCTCTCGTCCCATGAGTTCAGTCTTCCTCTTTGAGGATGCGGTCGATGGTGGTTCGGGCGATGCCGGTCAGGACGTGGATGCGGTTCTTGCTGACCCCGGCGTAGCGGGCGCGTCGGACCATGTCATCTCGGCCGTCGACTGTGTGCCGGTACCGGGCCAGCTCCCGCTCTGCCGCCGCCTGCTCATCATCGCTCATGTAGCGAATGATGCATGTAGCGCACGCTACAGTCAAGGGGGCGGGGAGGCGCCGTGAACACGTCCACATAGGATCCGCTCGTGAGCGACATCGAGTTCCCCGACGCCCTGATAGCCCTGGAGCGCGCCGCCTGGGAGGAGCATCAGGCAGGGCGGCTCACCGTCGCCACCGCCAACGCCGTCCAGGACGCCATCACCGCCCACGCCGAAGCCGTCGGGATGTCGCGGTACGAGGTGGAGATGGCACTCAAGAAGGCCGTGCGGCACGCGGAGGCGGAGAGCTAGAGGTCGCGCCATCTCTCCGGATACTGCGGGCGTTCGCGCCGGATCTCCTGCCACGCCTCGTCCAGCTCGGCAGTCCGCCGCTCCTCCGCAGCCCGCACCTCCGCCCGCTCACGCGCCAAGGCATCCCGAACCTCAGCAGTCAGCGGTGCGGCCCGATGCCGGTACAGGTAGGCGCCGCCATCTGCGCGGCGCGGCCAGCCGCCCTCCCAAATCAGCTCGTACTCCGTCGTCCGTGTTGGTGACGGCTCCAGCGACCTGGCGAACAGTTCGCCGACCGGAGGGGCGACGGGAATCAGGTACAGCGGCGGCGGCTCCTCGTCCGGGATCGCATAGGTGCGGCCATCAGCAGGGCCGCCCACGAATCTGATCTCAACACTCACGGTCGGCCTCCTCGACGCCTCATGCGGCGCGCGGCCGCGGTCATCCCCAGCGCTTCCGCCTCGTCCGGGTCGTCAATCCGGCGGCCAGGGCTGAGCATCACCCACTGCTCGCCCGGCCGCGGGTGGTAGGCGGGGATCTCGCCGCCCGTGGCGTAGTGAGGGAACAGGCGTCGAAGCAGTCGACGGATCACGGCCCCTCCTTAGCAGCAGGCCCCGCCTCGGTGCATCACGCCGCGGCGGGGCCAGAGCAAACCCGACTTGCTCGTCGGGATGATGTGATCAGGCTACGCGCCACCACTGACAACGCTGAGGCGTCGCGTCGACAGGCGGTACTCGCCGACGGGCCCCTGCAGTGGCCGGGCGTCGGGCAGCAGGTGCGGCGGGAGTTCGTTGCGATGCCTGCGCATGATCTGCCGCAGGGCACGCTCGGGGATCGGGTACGGGCGGTGGGTCACAGCTCGTCCAGGAAGGACGTGTCGAGCAGGTCGATCTCCCTCTGGAAGGTAACGATCGCCTCCGCCTGCTCCAGCTGCTCCGGTGTCGGCCGCAACGGCACGATCACTTCACTCTTCCACGGGTGCGTGTTCCGGTAGTACGTCACGCCTGGGTTCAGGATGCCGCCGGGCTCGAAGTCCATACCGCCAGGATGGCAGACGGTCACGTCTCGTCCGGCCAGGTCGTCAACGTCGCGCCGGTGTCCTCGTCGACGAGGGTGATGCGGACGCCCGGCCCGCCCCAGTCTCCGATCCAGCCGCGCAACCGGTCGCGCGCCACCGTCTCGCGGTCCCACCAGCCGTGCATGGCGGGGCGGCCGTCGCGGGTCAGGGTGAGGTGGTAGCGGCCGGGGCTGTGGTTGCTGGTCACGCCCGCCATCATAGAATCGAACGCGTGACCGATCTGCCGCCCGACTTGCCCCGCCTCCGCACCCTGGAGACGTGGCTCGTGCTCACCCTCGATGAGGTGCGGCGGGCCATCGCGGCGGCCGAGACGCGGGAGGCGGAGCGGCAGCGCGGCATCGAGGCCCGGCCGCCAGCGCCGGACTGGCTGATCGAGCTCGGCCTCAACAGGGACGCGCCGCCCGTGCACCTGCACGTCGGCGACTGCTGGAACAGCGGCAAGCGCACCCGGGGCATCCGGCGGGGCGAAGCACTGCGGGCCCTCGCCGACGGGGTCAAGGCGTGCGGAGCATGCCGGCCGGACAGCGAGCTGGGCCTCCTGGAGGGGTGATGCACCGAAGCCCCGCACGGCGGCGGGGCTTCAGCGGAGCGATGTTCCTACAGCTCGGCAGGCACTCGAACCTCTGCGTCGCCCACGGCGGCGGCGGCGACCTGCCGCAGCCATGCGGAGCGGCTCAGCCCCGACTTCTTCGCGGCGGCGTCGACACGGGTCAGCAGATCACGCGGGAAGGCCACGGGGAAGGTAGGCCCGATGGCCGGCCGTCCCCCCCTCGGATTAGGCCCCTCCTCCTCGGGCGTCTCCGGGAAGTACTTCTCCAGCGCCTCCTCGGCTTCCGCGTCGCCGCTCTTGAGCATCCATTCGCGGGCCTCGTCGTCGCTCAGGAACCGCCAGATGTTCGGGCCGTTGAACTCGGGGCTGTGGTCGGAGTGCTCAACCCACCTTCCGCCCGCCGTGCGGTAGAGGTAGGCGCGGTTAATCTGCATGCCGGAGACCTTGCCGCGCATGTTGTTGCCGTCCCACTGGTCGTCCTCCTTGAGGGCGACGGTGGCGGCGTCGAGGTCGAAGTGGCCGATGCGGACGCGCTCTCCGCTGTACTCGTCGGTCTCGTAGATCGTGATCCGGTTCATGGTGGATTCCTCGTGGATGAGTTGGGTCAGAGGGCGGCGATGGCGGTACGGATGCCGGAGAGGACGGCTTCCCAGACCTCTTCGGGGGTGGCGACGTTGGACTGGCTGTGGCCGTAGCGGCAGTGGAGCTTGCCGTCGGCGACGTCGAACCAGACTTTGTCGATTGAGCTGAGCAGCTTGTACGCCTGGCTGTTGGAGATCTTTTCGCCGTGCCAGGCAGCCCAGGAGATGTTTCCGGACTTGTACTGGTCGACCTCCAGGCCGGCGAATGCGGCCCAGTCGTTGATGTAGACGCGGTCCTTGCCGGCCTTGGTCCAGCGGCTGCCACCGATGGCGGTCAGGGTGTCGGCGGTGAGCTGCACGGGGCGCTTTTTGCGGCGGCGCAGCGTGCCGATGGCGATGCGGTGGGTGAGGGAGGCGGCGTCGATGACCCACCGGCCGGCCTGCTTGATGGCGGCGACGGCACCGATGCGGCACCAGGTACGGATGGTGTCGACGGTGACGTTGGCCTGGATGGCTGCGGCGGTAGTGTTCATCAGACCCCCTAGGTTTTCGATACTGAAAACCTAGGGGGTGTCAGGATGGTTGTCAATACTGAAAACAAGAAGAGCCCCGACCCATCAAGGGCCGGGGCTCACCCGCGTCGGCGGGTACGACTCGCTACCGAAACAAAGCGCCGGACGACCCCCGCAGCGGCGGGGAGCAACGCCGGTCTCCCGACGGTCCAACCACTATGGCAGGCGCCTCTGACAACGCGCAGGGAAACGCACGACCGCCCCACTCCGACGGGGGATGCGGAAGTGGGGCGGAAGACGGTGCGCTGGCTGATCAGGCCAGCGCACCGTCTGGGCGGGCAGACCCCCGAGCGGCTCGGTATGTGGGCCGGGCTCGGTGATCTACTCCGGTGCCACGGAGAGCCGAGCCCGGCCCGTCCCAAATCTCAAGGACAAGGAGATTCTATCCCTGGGGCGTGTCGGCCGGATGCGGAACTCGGCTTTCTGGAGGGGTGACCTGACCGTTAGGCGCTGCGCGGTCGGCGCCCCTGTGCCGTCTTCTCTGCGGTCTTCTTCGCTGGGGCCTTCTTGGCCGGCTGCTTCTTCGCAGTCTTCTTCTTGGGCATCTCGTGCACGTCGGCGTCCTCACCGCGGGACGCCCGCGCCTGGGCGACCGACTCGTTCAGAGCGGCCATGAGGTCGACGATCTGGCCCGTCTCCCGCTCGGGCTCCGGCATGGCGGGCGGCTCCTGACCTTCCCGCTTGGCCTCGATGATCTGCTCCAGGGCTTCGGTGTAGGTGTCGCGGAACTCCGGGTCGTCGAGGTCCTCGCGCGTCATGGAGTCCATGAGGGCGAGCGCCCCGTCGATCTCGTCGTCCGACAGCTCGACCGGTTCTGGCAGCAGCTCGGTGGGGTCGCGGATTTCGTCGGGCCAGCGCATGGCGTGCAGCACGATCACGTCGTCCTTCACCCGGAGCAGGCCGAGTCGCTCGCGTCCGGACCACGCGTACTTGGCTACGGCGACCTTGGAGGAGCGGGCGAGGGCCATGGCGAGGAGCTTGTACGGCTTCGCCGCGACCTGGCCGGACGGCTGGAGGTAGTAGCCCTCGCCGATCCAGATCGGGTCAACCGAGTCGAGCGGGACGAACGCCGCGATCTCGATCGCTTTCGCCGTGGGGAGGGGTAGGTCGCGGAGCTCGTCGTCTGAGATCGGGATGACCTGCGTCTTGGACAACTCGTAGCCCTTGCCGATCTCGCTGCTGGTGACCTCGCGGTCCTCGACCTCGCAGTACTTGCGCACCCGTACCCGGCCCATGTCCTCCAGGTGGTACTGGTGGAAGCGCACGCTGTGATCTTCGGTCGCGGACTGCACGTTGATCGGCACGGTCACGAGACCGAAGCTGATGGCGCCTGACCAGACGGTTCGGGGCATGGGGTACCTCCGCGTGTGGCCCCGAGCAGCACCAGCCTACGAGCGACACCGCCGGCACGCACGACAGCGCCCGCCGAGACGGGGGATGCTCGGCGGGCGCTGCGGCCAGTGTGACACGGAGAAGGGTCAGCGGAACTTGTCGATCACGGCGTTGGCGTACTTCCGCAGAGCGGCCTGGTAGCAGCGCCTACACAGCTTGCTAGGGTTGCCGCTTCTTCCCTTGCCCTTGTGCCGGCAGGTTCTCTCGATACCCGCGCGGATGATGCGGAGCGCTTCTTCGTTCTTGGCGGCCTCGTCGGGGAAGTTGTCCGCTCGCTCAAGCCCTAGCGCTGTAGCCAACGCCTCACCGCCCGGCGACAGGGGCGTCTTCAAGGCGAGCTTCTGGGGGCAGATTCGGTCTAGCTCTGCCAGGACCATCTTGGCTAGCCCCTGACCTCGATGCTCGGGCTTGACGTAGATGAGCTCGACGGAGCGCCGGCCGTGGTCCAGCGATACGAACCCGACCGTCTCGCCAGCGCGACGGATCAAGGAGGTGACAAGGTAGCCAGCGACTGGGCTGCCGAAGGAAAGCTCGCCGATCCGCTCGTACTCCTCAAGGAGGTAGCTGGTGTACATCTCTCTGAGGCTGGCGACGTCCCCCTCCTCCGAGGGGACGTAGCCCTCCAGCGTGACGCCGTCCGCCAGTTGCATTGCCATAGCGATCTCCACGTTGTGCTGGGTCAGAGCCCGATGTCTTCGGATGCGGCGTCTGCCCACTTGTCGGCTTCGCGAATGTACCCCCAAAAGGCCGGACTGTTGGCGGCATGCCCGGACTGCTCCCGGATCTTCTCCTCTCGCTTGCCTGCGCGTCGAGAGGTGGTGATGAACCCTGCCCGCATGCTGTGGCCGGTGAGGCGGACGGAGAGTCCGGCGCGTTCGGCGTTGCGGGCGATGATTTCGCGGACGGCTTCTGGGGAGAGGGCGCGGTCGCCGAGGCGGCCGTGGACGGTGATGGGTAGGAAGGCGGGTCCGGTGGTGATGCCTGCGGCGGCGCGCCAGGTGAGCCAGGCGCGGACGGGGCAGGTGTCGGGGTTCTTGCCGTAGTGGACGACGACATCCCGGGGCGGGCGACCCTTCACCGCAGGCACGTGGACCTCCAGGCCTTGGCTGACGTGGACGATCGCCTCGGCGCGGAGGGCTGCGACTTCGGCGGAGCGTCCGGCGATGGCGAAGGCCATGAGCCAGAGGGCGCGGTCGCGGAGTCCGGTGAGTCCGTCGGCGACGGCGGCGTTCATCTGTCGGAGTTGTTCGGGGGTGACGGCGGCGGCTTTGCCCCGCCCGCGTGCCATGCGTTCGGGGTCGTGCTTGAGCGGCTTGAGGGCTTGCCGGGCGGCGACGGTGGCGGCTTTCGCGACTTCAACGCCGAGCCCTCGCGCGGTGACGGTGACGCCGGTGATCCGCCGGTCGATCGATGTGGGGGCCGCGAGCTTGATCGTGTCGAGCCAGACAACGAACCCGACGAGGTTGCCTCTGCTCACCGCGGTCGACGGCATGCGGTGGCCAGTCCGTTCGGCGAGCCAGTCGTGGAACTCCTCCCACAGAGCCCAGTCGTTGGCGTATCCGCGTTTGGTGTTGTCGGGGATGATCCGGTCGAGGTGTTCGTCGGCCGCCTTCTCCATGGCGGCCAGGACGGCGAGCGTCGCAGCGTCGTAGACGCCGGGGGTGGCGTCCGGCTGGCGCGGGGCGAGGTCGGCATCGCTCATTGCGTCACCGCCTCGATCCAACGACTGAGCGCTGCCCGGTCTTCGGGTGAAGCGTGCTCCAGGGCGTACTGCATCACGACCCCGTACATCGCGCCTTCAAGGTGGCCCTGCTCGTCCCAGAAGCGGAGCAGGGTGTTCGCTGCATCGACGTCGCCCCTCGCGGCACCGGCATGCAGTGCCGACATGATGAGCAGGTGGGCTGTGGCCTCATCGTCGGCGCTACTCACGGCTTCCACTCCTGCCGGTAGTCGGGGTGGTCGGCGTAGGGGAGCGCGAGCAGTGAGAGGGTGTCCTCCGCCGCACCGAGGCCGCCGTAGTGGTCGACCTCCGAGTCGCCGCGCGCTGCGGACAGCATGCCCGCCATCAGATCCACGATCTGCCGCTTGGCTTGGACATCGGCGAGGGCGCGGGCCGGATCATGGCGGGCGATGTGCTCGGCAAGGTCTCCGTCGAACTCCGTGGTGGCCTTCGACTCGCCACCCTTGCCGTCTTGGAGGAGCAGGTACTTCGAGCCCCACAGGTACTCGCCGGTCTGGATGCGCGCGTAGCCAACGGCCTTGGCCGCCGCCTCGTCCTCATCTAGCCGTGCACGCATGAACATCAACAGGTTTTCAGGCATGCCCGATTGTACCGTTTTTTCGCCCGCGATATGGCATGTTATCGAGGGTCGTGGGGCTCAACCGGGCGTACCGAGGTCCGCGTTGCGGGTGCCAGGATGCGCCGCAGCTCCCCGATCACCTCCTGTGGTGGCTCAGGTGCTTCAGCTACCCGCGCGCGGATGTGCGCGATGACGTCGTCGCCGAGAATCCGTCGTCGTTCTTCTGCCCTCATGCCCCACTACCGAGACGAAGGCCGCAAGGACACGCAGTCCTAGACACGACGAAGCGCCCCGCTCCCCTGCCGAGGCAGGAGGGCGGGGCGCGGTCGTTCACGCGGGTTCGTCGGCGGGCGGCATGGGTGGCGGTTCGCGGAATGGCCAGCGCGACAGGTACAGCGGCGTGCCGGGATCGTCCTCGATCGCTGGGGGCATGGCGGCTCCTACTTCGTCAGCTTCGGCGTGTCCGGCCTCTTCTTCATCCACCGGGCCACGGCCTGAACGGTCGCGGTATCGAGCCCAGCGAGCGCGGCCACAGCGGCCTGGTCGTCGGCGGTGGCGGTGATGCCCGCATCCGCGAGGGCCGCCTGAAGGATGGCCGCGTCCCCGTCATCGGCCGGCGCCCCGGATGCCGGGGCGGTCGAGGCTGGAACCGGCGGCGGTGTCTCCCGGCCGAGCCGCACCAGCGAGCGCACATCAGCCGCCGTGTCATCCCGGCGCGGCCGGAGCGGGATCGGATCCGGCATGGGTCACACTCCAGTTCGGTTGTACTCATCCACCAGCGGGTGCGCGGGCTCCGGTTCGATGCCGGCCCGGTGCATCTGGCGGGCCCACCGGTCCGTGGTCCACGCGAACGCCCGCACGATCGACTCCAGCCGGACCATGCGGCCCCTGAGTGAGCCGTTCTCTTCATCAACCCGCTTCACCGTCGCTTCCAGCACAGCGAACTCTTGCGCGCGGGCCTGCGGGGCGGCCTGGATCGCGGCCACCGCCTCGTTGGCGCGGGCTGTTGCCTGCGCGGCCCTTACGGTGGCGCGGGAGACGAACCATCCGCCCCCTCCGAGGACGCTGCCGGCGGCGCCGATGATGGCTGCCCACTCGCCCACGTTCATGCGGCCTTGCCTCTCCGGGCGCGCACGGGCGGGGGGACCGAGTATTCGGGAACCGCGCTCGCCCACAGGATCACCCCGACGTGACTCGTCAGGTACCAGACTGCGACGAAGCCGCCGCGGGAGTAGTCGCCGGTGATGACGGCGAACGTGTAGGCGGCGGCCCACACGGTGGGGGGAATGAGGGCGGCCAGGAACCCGAACCGGTCCCGGCCGATCTTGACGAATGCGGACCCGAGGGTGACGAGGCCGCACATGATCCACAGCCACGACCAATGCCGCAGTTCGCAATACCGGGTGAGGAGTTCCAGGCCCTCGTCGCCGGGCGGGTTGACGAGGAACGACACGCCCCAGCAGGTTTTGCCGACGCCGAGGATCGCGAGGAAGACGCCGCGGCGGCCCAGTGCCTTGTACAGCCGCCGGGCCGCACGGCAGGGCACTCAGGCCGCCTTGACCAGACTCGACTGTTCGAGGCGCAGCGCGGCGATGGGTGCGGTCACCTGCGGGCGCACGATGAACAGAGCGACGAGGCCCTCGATGGCGAGCATCCAGTTGGCCTGCTGCTCGGCGCTCATGTTCAGGCCGAACGCCAGGTACAGGGCGATCGCGGCGTGGCCGAGGTTGACGAGGGCGGCGAACGCGGCGCCAGTCTTCAGGATGAACGCCTCGGCGACCGCGACGACGCAGGACAGGAACACCATGATGGCGGCCTGCAGTTCGGCGGACACGTCGAGTCCGTAGGCGGAGCTGAGCTTGAGGGCGACGGCGATGAACGCGAGGATCGTCACCGGCTCGCGGCCGAAGATCTTCATGAGGGTTCTCGTTTCAGACGGGCTGCGCGAGTGAGCGGCAGCCGATGACGGTCCCGGAGGCGTTGCGCACCTCGCGGTAGGGGTTGAGGATCACTCGGCGAGCCTCTCGGCGAGCTTGACGGCGACCCGTTCGGCGATCTCCTCGGCGAACGCCGGGCTGGAGACCACGGCGGAGGCGAGGGCGGCGATCTGCTGGTCGGTGATGTCGACCGTGCCGACGGCCCCTTCGAGGTTCTTGACGCGGGCGAGGGTTTCACGCACGCCCTCAACGGTGGTCTGCACGGCGTACTTGGCGGTCCACGTGTCGTTCGCGACGGTCTTCCCGTCCGGCCCGTAGTAATCGGGGTTGTTGTACGGCGGCCGGGCGGCGGGGATCTTGTCGGCGTACCAGATGTGATGCAGGTCGCTGTTCTCGAGGACGCCTCCCCCCGCGAGCAGTTTGCTGACGACCGCATCGGCGATCTCGGCAGCGGTGGGCATGTCGTCCTCCTGCGGTGCGGTGGGTCGGGGCGCGCCGGCCTTGGCCCACACGTAGATGGGGTCGCCTGGGCAGCTGGTGGCGTAGCCGTCGCGGTGGCCGCCGAGCCACGTCCCGGCCGGGCCCTCCTTGCGGCAGTAGTCGATGGCATCGCGGGCGCCGTTGAGCTGGGCGTCGGTGGGCTTGGTGAGGCCGGAGGAGCCGACCATGAGGAGCACCGCGTAGTCCTGCTCGTTGAGCGCAGTGTTGCCGTTCGCCGAGTTGCGGCGGCGCAGGCCGCGGCCTTCGTACACATAGCCGTGGGTGCAGACGACGAAGGAGTAGCCGATGTCGGACCAGCCGTTGCCGTCCATGTGCTGCGCCTGGATCTGGCGAACGTAGTCGTCGCACTTGTCGTGCAGACGGTCGCTGTAGGCGGTGCCGAGGTAGTGGAGCTTCACTCCTCGGCGGGCCCTGCTGTACGGGGTGGCCCCGTTCGGGGTGCGGTAGGCGCGTGCGCCCCACTGTGATCTGGAGACGAGCTTCAAGGTGGGCCCCTTTCGGGCATGAAAAAGGCCCCGATCTGGGGCGCGGGTTGAGGCGGTCGGCTACAGGCTGACGGTGACGCCGTTGAAGCCGATCCACGGCGGTTTGACGGTGGAACCGAAACCGAACACCTCGAGGTAGCCGTCCGTCCGGACGTCCACCTTCAACGCGATGCGGTCACTGCTCACGTCCGAGCAGGGCATGAGCACGGTGCGCAGCGTCGACGGCCGCGCGGCGCTCGGCAGCGCGCTGTTGTTGACGACGTAGGCTCCTGCGGGCGACGTCGGGTACGAGGACCGGCCGAGGGCGCCACGGAACTGAAGGCTCTCCTCGCCGCTGATGTTGAGGATGCGGTACTGGAACGTGCCGTTGTTGTTGCCGTTCTGCGTCCACGGCGACGCCGGAGTGATCGTCTTCCATGTGGACTGGCCCACAGACACAGCAACCCACGCCGAACCGTCGTACAGGTCGAGCCGGTTGACGTCCCGCAGCCACGACAGCATGCCCTCTACCGGGGCAGAGGCGTCGACCAAAGTCGCACCCCGGGTAGAGGCGGACGCGAACCGCATGACGGAGCGTGGGGCGATCGCGTTGGCGATATCCCGGGCCAGCTTCGATGCGTCGGGGGCGTCGGTGAGGGAGGCGATGTTGATGCCCTGCCCATAGTCGTCTGGTGTGGGCACGCGCCCCTCCTAGATGGTGTAGCTGATGCCGTCGAGGGACACCCACGTCGGCAGGTTGGTGGACTGGAAGGTGCGCAGCGCACCGGCCGCGGTGATTTCCAGGCGGCACACGGACGGCATCGTCCCGGCGTCGCGGGCGACTGCCCATGCCGCAGCGACGCCTGGGCGGATGGCGGTCGGGATGGTGGCGAGGGTGGCGCCGTCGGCGATGGTGCCCGAGGTGGGTCCGATGCGTCCGCGCATCCAGATGCGGCGGCCTTCGCGCAGGTAGCTCGCTGTGTAGCCGTGGCCAGGGTTGGTGTAGCCGGAGGCCAGGGTGAGCGGGGTCCAGTCAGGGTCGGTCGTGGTGGTGCGGCCGAGGGCGATCCAGTTGCCGCTGCTGGACTGGGTGATGACGATGACGTCGCCGACGGTCGGCAGCGTGTAGGACTCCATGCAGCGGATGTCTTCGATGCCGTCGGCGTCGACGGTGCCGTTACCGTTCTCGGCGGTGACGACGGCGAGGCGCCAGTCGGAGCCGCGTACCGACGGGGCGCGTTCGCCGACGCGCTGCGCTTTGCGGGAGATCGCGGCGCTCAGGTCGCGGTGCATGCTCGATGCGGGCTTGCTCACGCGTCCTCCTTCGCCGAGATCGTCGAGATGGGGAAATCGCCGTCTTCGCTCAGAGGGACGGTGAAGGCAGCGGCCTGGTGGAGTTCACGGCTGCCGTCCTCATGGGTCACCCGCAGCACGTCCCCGGTCTCAAGCGCAGGGTTCGGCAGGCTGGAGATGTCGCCGGACGCGTTCGGCGCCTTGGCCTTGGCAAGCTCCGCGTTCGCGGCCTGCGCGCATGCGTTGACCGTGGTGTAGGCGCTGGAGGAGATGAACTTGGGCCTGCGCCCGTAAGGGCCACCCCAGTAGGTCCGGGAGGTCGGGTCATCGTCGACAGCTAGGTAGGAGACCGGCGGAATGTTCTCCGACGCGTTCTCCCCCCGCGCCAAGACGCCGTTGTGCACGTTGTCGGAGGTCATGGCCCGGTTGGCGGAGATGTAGACGCCGCCCTCGGTCGCCTCGATCGCCCACACCGGAGGCGTGATCAGCAGATCCGGAAGAGCAGCGATAACGAACACACCGTCGGCGTTGGGGTAGACCTCGGCCCCGGCGGCGGCTGCGATCTCCTGCGCGCCGGCCCACGGATCAGCCTCGATGTCGAAGACTCTGCTGCCGATGGGGGTGTCGGTGACGAGGCTGATGACGTCCGCATCGGGGATGCTGCGCTGGATGAGCGCGGTGACCGCTCCGACGACGGTGCCGGTCGCCTTGTACGGCTCGACGAACTTGTCGTCCGCGACGATCACCGACAGGTCTTTACCCTGCAGCGTCACCGGCCCCTCGGACACGTCGCCATCCACCGAGTCAAGCCGGAACACCCCGAGCGGCACCAGCTCGCTCGTGCCGTCGCCGTAGTCGATGCCGCGGGAGATCCGCAGCCGCGCCCCGTAGGTGGCGAGCTGGTCCGTGGGGGTGCGCGGGATCAACGCCGGATCGGCGACCGTGACCGAGCAGGTGCGTCGAATGGCCTGCGCCCGATCGACGGTGACGCTGCCGCCCGTGTGCTCAAGGTCGACGACCCCGCCCGTAGTGAGGAACATCTGTACCCGGGTGGCCGGCCGGTGCGACTCGGCGAGCGTCTTGAGGAACCGATCCGAGACGGGGTACATCGATCACCCCGTTCTGCGGTCGAGGAACACGTCCTCCCAAGTGGCGAACTCGGTGAGGACGTCCTGCCAAGTGGCGAACTCGGTGAGGACGTCCTGCCAGGTGCGGCCCGTGGCGCCGTTGACGCCGACCGTCGTGGGCATGTCCTGCTGGACGAGCGGCAGCGTCCAGGCCCGCCACTGCTCTTGCGCGCGCGGACTGACGCGCGCACGACCTACCGGCCCGACCTTGACGTAGATGTCGTCCTCGCCCATGCCAGGAGCGACCTGCCACAGCAAGGTGTTGCCGGAACTCAGGAGAAGTCCCAGAGCCTTCCTCTCTTCGTCGGAGCGCGTCCAGACGACGAGATCTCCCTCCGGGCCACCGCGGATGCCGCTCAGGATGACGGCGTTTCGCCTGCCTCGGACCCTGTAGACCGCCTGCTCGATCGGCTCGCTCCAGTCAGGCGGCTGCTTGACCAGCACCCGAAGGTTCCGCTGCGGATTCGCGGGGTCCTTCAGCCACGCCTCGTTGATGTCGGCCAGGTCCAGCGTGACGGTGCCCGAGGAGCGGGTGAAGTACACGGCGCCGCTGGAGTTGTAGACCGTAATCGCGTAGTAGTACTGCACCCCAAACGGCGCCTCGTGGTCCTCGATGACGAGCAGATCCGAGGTGATGGGCTGCCGGTCGATGAGACCAGCCGGGCCGCGCACGAGGGTGCGGGAGCCGTCCGCGGCGACGCGGTGCACGGTGATCGTGTAGTCGAGGGGCAGTTCGCGCAGCGTCAGCGTGGCGTACCCGCGGTCGGAGTCGACGGTGACCGCTGTCCGCGGCAGCACCTCCCACAGCACGACTTGGTCGACGTGCAGGACGCCGGCCGTGGTGGCGGCGGTGACAACCAGCTCGATCGCCGCCTGAGTTGCCCCAGCCGGTGCCGTGCTGTCGGACGACATCGCGTACCAGGAGGAGCCGGGAACGCCGTAAAGGACGCCGCCGCTGGCGCCAATGTCGGTGTTGGTGGCGTCGTACCAGCGGACCCGCACGACCACTGACGTCCACGTGCCGGCGTCGGGGTGGACGATAATCTGCGCCCGCCAGTTCACGCCTTCGACCACGGGAAACCGCGCCGACCGGATCGTCGATGCGGTGGCGGTCGACGAGGTGACAGCCAGCGAGTAGGCGCCCTCGAAGTAGGAGTAGCCCCATGGGCTGGTCCGGCCGAGCGTCGCCACACCGGACGTGACCGTCCATCCGGCGACGCCCTGCTCGAACGATCCGTCGGCGTAGGGCACGACGGTTCCGGCCTGCATGGACGGCGCGGCGGTGATGACGATGGTCTCCAGCCGCAGCACCTGCCCCGCCGAGGCGCCGTCCAGGCCCGCGGCGAGCGAGCCTGTCGCAGCGTTCGCGGGCGCCGTGTCGGAGACGCGCTGCCGGTACATGCCGGTCGCCGGCGTCGGCGGCGCAAGCACGCTTCGTGTGGCTTGGATCTGGTTGCCGTTGGCGTCGTAGTAGCGCAGCTCGATCCACGCCGTGGATGCGACGGTGGGTGGCTGCAGATAGGCGTAGGCCAGGTACTCCTGGCCTGGGGTGACGGTCGGCCGGTCCACCGCCAGGATGCTGGCATTGCCCGCGGCGACCGCAGTCATCGCCAGGGTCTGGCCGCCAGCCAAGTAATTGTTGACCGCCCAGTTCACCACCGGGACCTGCCGGGAGATGGTGGCGTTGACCACGGGCGTCCAGCCGGACGCGTCGATCTCCGTGCTCTCCGTGTTGAAGGGCAGCAGGTTGCCCAACGTGCGGATCGGTTCGCCGAGGTAGATGTTCTCCCAGAAGTGGTGGGCCGATGCCCCGGTCTCCGTGCTCGACAGCAGCACCTGCGCCTGCGTCGCCCCGGCCGGCGCCGGGCCTGCGACGGAGACGCGGTGCCAGTTCACCGAGGCGGCCATTGTGGTGAGCGACCAGGTGACGGACAGCTCCGTCGCGCCAGCCATCCACCGGATGCCGATCCGCTCGGGAACGGCCCCTGCGGTGTCGGCGAACGCGTAGTACGTCGTCCCGGCGGTGATCGGGTAGGAGGAGACGGTGCGGGCCTGCATCTCCCCCGCGGCCACCGACCGCACGGCCAGGCAGCCGCCCCCGCCGGTGCGGCCACCCACTCCCATGGTGATCGTGCAGTTGAGTTTGCTGATCCAGCCCGAGGTGTTCGGGTCGATGGTCTCGGTTGTGGCCGAGAGGAGGTTCCCGGGGATCGGCAAGGGAGGCCCCCTCTCAGCTCGCGTTCAACACCTGGATGAGTTCGCCCTGCGCTGTGCGGACCTCCGCGCGGGCGATGTCGGTGATCTGCTGATCGCCGACGTACACCGACACCTGCAAGTCGCCCAGCTGCTGCTGTGCCGAACGTGCAGCCAGCGAGGTCAGCGCGTTGGCCTGCGCCGTCGTGAACACCGGCTCCGGCCGTCCGGTCCCGTTGAACGCCAGGTTCATGCCGGGCTGGAGGTAGCCGCCCGAGTCGTACTTGCCGGGCTGGAACCCGTACCACGACGTGAACAGGCGGTCGTTGTAGCCGCGGGCCCGCGAGCCCACGACCACGCCGTCACCGCCGCGGGATTCGACGTCGGTCTTGCCGACTGTGCCCGCGGTGTGACCGACACCGGCGTGAGTGATGCCGACTCGGAACGCGGACTGGCCGTTCTTGACCCAGCCGGGCGGGGTGCCGCCCTTGAAGGCGTGCGTGCTCCACCTGCGGTGCGGCTTCTGCCCTCGGATGACGGACTCGATGGCGGACATGAAACCGGAGCAGTCCCAGGAGGGGTTGCCGTTGCCGCCCCACTGGTACGGCTTGCCGTTCTGGGTCTTTGCCCAGTTCAGCGCCTTCTGGATGCGAGGCCCGCCGATACCCCCGGCGCCGCGCTTGTCGGCTTCCTTGCTGTAGCCGAACAGGGCGTCGATGATCCGTGTCGGGATGCGGCGGATCATCTTCCCGAAGCCGGTGTCGGCGCCGGGGAAGTTCCGCAGCAGCGGGTCGACGACGTTCTTCACGCCGGCCCGAGCTGACCCCTCAAGGCTGTCCTTCAGCCACGACGCGCCCTCCTTGATGCGGTTCCAGGCCGCCGATCCGGCGCCGAACGCAGCAGCCGCCTTCGACTTGATCCAGCCGAAGATCCCGCCATCCGCGAACGACTGCACCGGGTAGGTGCCGCCGCCCGAGTAGCGCAGCGACCGGTCAGTCGACGTGGCTGGGTTGCCGCCGAGGATCGGAGCCAGCGCGGCCTTCACGCCCTGAGCACCGTGCGACTTCGCGACGCTGTTCATGGTGCCGACAAAGCCGGAGCCGACCGCGCGGGTGAACTCTGGCCGCATGATGGCCTCGCCCCCGGACAGCTCCAGCCGGCCGCCGGTCGGGGATACGAAACGATGCACATCCCGGCCCGGGGTGTAGCCGGGCATGATGCCACCGGAAGCGAACTTCACCGGATCGAGCGGAGGGGCGCCGAACGCCTTGGCGACCTTGTTCCACACCTTGACGATGCCGCCGTTGTAGACGGTGTCGACGATGAACTGGACTGGCTTCTTCGCGACGTTCTTGACCTTGTCCCAGGCGATCCGGATGGCTGCGACGGCCCGGTCGAAGGCGCCCTTCAGGCTCTTGACGATTTCCTTGAAGCGGTCGAAGACGGGCTTGATGCCCTTATCCCACGCGTACTTGCCTGCGGCGACGATGCCGTTCCAGGCCGGTTTGATGGCGTTCTGCCACAGCCATTTACCCCAGCGGCCGACCTCCTGCATGCCCTGCCAGATGGAGCGGAAGATCGGCCGGAGCGCGTTCTCCCACATCCACTTGGCACCAGCCACGATGCCGTTCCAGGCGGGCTTGATCGCGGCATTCCACAGCCACTTCGCCTTGTCGCCGATCCACTGGAACGAGGGCTTGAACGCGGTCGTCCACAGCCACATGGCCAGGGCGCCGATCGCCTCGAACGCCGGTTTGATCGCCGTCGACCACAGCCAGCCTGCGATCGCGCCAACAATCTTGATCGCAGCCACGATCGGCAGCAGCACGAGCGTCACCAGCGCCGTCAGCAGGATCTTCCCGCTGAAAACGATCCCATCGAACGCAGGTCTGATCACGTTGTTCCACAACCACATCGCCCAGCGGCCGACGGTCTGCAAGCCGCCCCAGATGGCGGTGAACGCCGGCTTCAGCGCGTTGTTCCATAGCCACATCGCGCCTATCTGGATCGCCGACCAGACGGCCTGCACTGCAGTGCGGAACCAAGCGAAGCGGCGGTACAGGTAGACGACCGCCACAACGACACCAGCGATCGCGAGAGCGATCCAGCCCCACGGGCCAGCCATGCTGATCAAGTTGAAGGCTGCCATTGCGCCGCTCGCCATCCACAGGGCTATGCGCCACAGGCGAGTGACGACGAGCAGCCCCCACAGGCCCACCACAACTTCAGGCAGGTACCGGGCGATATGGCTCAGCCCCTGAGCGAAAGCCCCGAGCAGCTCAAGAAGCGGCTTCGACACCGGCTTCAGCGCCTGCCCAATATCCATCAGCGCAGTGCCGAGCCTGCCGAACGTATCGGCAAGCAGCGGCGCCATCTCCGAGCTGTACGACAGGAATCGCTCGAACTCCGGGCTGCCCTTCAGGCTGCTGCCCCAGTTCGCGAACCTCCCAGTGATCGTCTGCATGCGCTCCGAGATGGAGTCCATGTGCGGGAAGAAGGCCTGCATGACGCCGGCCATGCCCTTGAATACGCGGCCGAAGGACACGCCGAGCCCGGTGATGGCGGGCTTGATCGAGCCCTGAAGGTCGCTCTTGAACTCCTTCCACCACGGCGACTTGAACCCGCGCGAGGCCCTGTCCTGCAGGCCCTTGATGGCGTCCGCCGCCTCCAGCACGAACGGCGTCAGGCCCGGCAGGGCGCGCCGCATGCCGTCCAGCGCACGCGTGAAGATCGGCATGACGGCTGGCTGAAGCGACTTCGACCAGGCGCCGAACGCGTCTTTCAACGCGACGAATGCGTTCATCGTCGCTCGCGCCGACGGGGTCAGTTTCGCCAGTTCAGCCTGGTACTTGGCCTGTGCGATGGCAGCCTGATCAACGCCCCCCGCCGCTGAGAGCGACGCGGAGGCAATCTGCCGCTGGGCCGAGGCGATCGAATCCGCAGCCGACTGCTGAGCCGCAGCAAGCTGCTCCTGCGCGCGGGCTACCGAGCGGGCGCCGTCCTCCTGCGTGCGCGTAACGTTCCGCTGCGCCTCAGCGACCTTCTGCTGCGCCTCGGCGATGTCCTGCTGCGACTGGACCGCCTGACGGGCAGCGTCCTCACGGGCCTTCGCCAACTGCTGCTGTCCCTTGGCGACGCCCTGCTCCGCCTCACGCAGACGCTCCTGCGCATCCAAAACCAGGTCAGAGCCCTCGACACCGGCCTTGTCGGCCTCCTTCTTCTCCGCGGCCAGTTCTTTGGTCTCGGCCCGCTGATCCTCAAGCCGCTGCACAGCCTGGTCGTAGGCGAGCTGGGCGCGCTGCTGCTCCAACAGCGACACCTGAGAGCCTGCCGCCTGCACCTTCCGCAGCCGGTTACGGGCCTCCTCCACCCCGAGCACGGCGTCCCGCTCCGACAGCGACGCGTTCGCCAGCCGTGACTCCAGATCCTCAAGCTGCCGGGCCGCATCAGCACGGGCCTGAGTGAGATCCTCCTGCGCCTGCCGGGCAGACCGCTGCGCGTCGGCGAGGGACTCCTCCGCGCTACGGATCTGCTCAGCCGCCGACCTTTGCCGATCCGCGGCCTGCTGCACCGCATCCGCGACACCCTGCTTGGCCTGCCGCACCTGCTGCGCGGCCCGCTCGTTCGCCTCGGCGGCGTTCCGCGCGGCATCGCTCACGCCCTGCTCGGCCTGCCGGATCTGCCGCGCCGCATTCCGGTGCGCCGACGCGAGAGACTGCTGGGCAGACGCCATCTGCAGCGCCTTCTGAGCGCCCTGGCCGGACGCCTGCCCACCCTTCAGGGTGGCGTTCGTCGCCGCATCCTGGGCTGCCTTCTGCGCCTGCAGAACCTTCCCGATCTGCATGAACGCTGGCACCGCAACCGCGGCGATCCCGCCGATGCCCACGGCCGCGGCCGTAGCCGCCGCGGCCACCGCACCCAGGCCAGCAGCCGCCACCGGAAGCACCGGCAGAAGCGCCGGCCCGAACGCCAACGCCGCCGTGATCAGCATCTGCATGCCGTTCACGCGGACGTTGATGCTGGCCGTCTGGCCATCTAGGCGGTTCACCATCGCCTGCACGCCCGCCAGTTGCGCTGCCGCCGCGCCAGCGTCCACACGGACAGCAATGTCGGCGTCCGACGCGGACAGCGCCTGAAGCCGCGCCTCGATCGCCTGGATCCGGGCTGTGGCGGTGGCGGTGTCCATGTCGACACCGATCCGCACATCCCGCAACGCCGTCAGCTGCGCCCGCAGCCGGGCAATCTCCACATCGGCCTGCGACGAGTCCGCCGTCAAGTTGATGTTCGGCAGGGACGCCTCGGCCGCCTGCACCTGGGCGCGCAGCCGCTGCCCGAACGTGCCGTCCGTCTCCACCCGGATGCGGGCCGGGTCGCGGGTCACATCGTCGATCTGCTGTTGCAGCAACTGCAGCTGTGCGATCGCCGCCGCAGTATCGGCGCGCACCGCAACGTTGGGGTGGGCGGCGCCGATCCGGCGCAGCCGCTCCTCAATGTCAGCGGCCTCCGCCCGGGCGGTCGCCGCGTCGATGTCGATGCCGACCGTCTTGCCCGACAGGGTCTCCAGCCGGGCCCGCAGTCGGGCGAGGTCCGCGTCGATGCCCGTGTCGCTGAGACGCACGTCCAGCTTGGGCATGCTGCGGAACGCCGCCTCCAGGCGAGCACGCAGCGACCGGGCGAACGCGCCCCCCGCCTGCTCCCCACCCCGCGTCGCCGCAGGCCGGGCAGCCCGCGCACCATTCTGGATTCCGTCCCGCACCGCGGGGGTGATATGCGTGACGATCTGGCGGCCGATGATCCGGCCGACCTCGTCGCCTACCGTCGTCGCCGCAGGAACCAGCGCCGCCCGCAGACGCGACTGGATACCAGTCGCGTTCGGCAGAACATCGACCTCGACGGAGCCAACGGAGATGGCAGGCACCAGGAGCCTCCTCCCAGCGCCCTATGCGGCGCCCCCTTGCAGCAGCTCAAACAGCCTGTTCGCGCTGCCCTCAGTGAGTTGCGCCCGCTTCTTCCGCGGCCCCGCACCCGGCCGGCGCATCGGCTCAGGCGGATCCGGCCGCTGCGACTTCTTCTCCGTGTTGACGCAGATCAGCACCCACTCCAGGCGGCGGATCGCATCCACCGCCGTCGCGATCAGCTGCTCCTGCTGCGACCAACGCCCCTTCTCCGGCTCACCACGGTCGGCCTGCTCGGCGAGCTGCATCGGGGTGAGCTCGTTCCGCAGGGCGGTCATCGTGTGTGACTCCGACGGCAGATGCTCGATGAACACGCGCAGCCACCGCCACGACCGGCGCCCGTCCAGCACCTCGGCGATGTCGTAGTGCCGGTCGATCAGATCAGCCTCTACCGCCTCCGCGTGGGCCTGCCAGATCGCGATGGTGCTACGGACTTTCCCATCGACTCCCCCGCCCGCTCTCCGGCGTCATTCACGAACTCGTGGAACTCGGTGGCGGTCGGGTCGAGCTCCTCGAAGAACTCGTAGTCCTCGGGGTGCAGCACCTTCTCCGCGAACTCGTAGACGAGGCCCTGGGTCAGCATCCGCTGCCACGACACCCGCCACGCCGCCGGAGGGATGATGCGGACTTCCTCGCCGCACAGTTCCGCGGTGACGTAGCCGGCGGCCTCGATCTCCTGCGCGTCGGCCGCCGACACCTCGGAATCCTCGACGTCGACGTCCGGCTCCGCACGCCGGGTGGTCGCGGGCCGGGATGCTGCTCGGGCCGCAGTGCGCGGCTTCCTGCTCGTGCTGGTCGTCTTGCGCGTAGTGGCCACGGCGCGGGCTCCTTCTCATCGTGCGGCGCGGGCAAAAGTGAAGGTGGACGGGCCGGGCCCGCGCCAACGGTGACACCCGCAGGTGCCTACGGCCCGTCCACCCGTCTCAGGACCCCGTGTAGTCCGCGGTCTCCGGCACCCGGTCGAAGTGGTACACCGTGTTCCCAGCCTCATCCGGGTACGCGGTGATCGTCCACTCGTAGCCCGCGACCTCGTTCTGCTTGTGGTTCACGTCCGAGCGCTCCGTGATCTCACCCTCCGGCACGTAGAAGCCGCGCTGGAAGCTGTCGCCGTCCAGCACCACGAACCAGAACGCACGCCGGTCCGGCACCGGACTCGCAGTCTCCGCGAACGACGTCAGACCGGATGTCGGGGCGAGATCCGCCACGTCCAGCCGGTACTGCAGCGACTGCACCGTCGTCCGCCCCGTCTCCCACACCGTCAGCCCGAACGTCCGCAAGCTGGAAGTGATGGTGGTGCGGATCGGCGCCGTGAACCCCCACGGGGTGAACGACTCGGAGTCCTCGTCGAAGCCCTGCACCAGGCCGTCATCCGAGATCGCGCCCAGCGGCGCCCACGGAGTCAGCGGCTGGACCGCCGGATCCCCCGGCGACGACGTACCCAGCGGAGCAGTCCAGCCGGCCCCGTTCGCGCCCACCTCAAGGAGGTCCGCGGCGCGGGTGATGTTGACCATGAGAAGTCTCCAGACATGGAAGAGCCCGCGCACGGGCGGGAGATGAAACAGGGCGCGGCGCGGGCCCGAAGAGCCGGTCAGGAGACCGGGTGGCAGAAGATTTCGTAGGTGGCTCCGACGCGGCGGAGCCCGGTGTTTTCGTAGGGGCGCACAGCGGGCAGCGTGAGAGCGGCCGTGCGGCCGATGACGAGCGTGCTGGTGAAGGAGCCTCGCAACTCGTCGGTCACCCAGCGGTGCACCTCGCGGGCCAGAGTGAATGCCTCAGCGCGCGTTCGGTGGTAGGTGTCGATGTCGACGAGCATCCGCGCCAGGCGGACCCCGTCGTCGTCGCCAGCCGGGATCTGGTTGATCTGGATCGTCGGCAGCTCGTTCAGCAGGTTGTTGTCGAGCTCATCCCGCACCACCGCGGCAGGGAAGCGGGCCTGACCGCGCGGGATCAACTCGCCCTCGATATCGACGATGACGGTCACTGGTTCCGCCCGCCGATCTGCGCCGCCCGCAGCAGCACATGGTGGGCCCGGACCTTCTCCGTCCCGTATTCGACCCAGCGGGCGTAGTAGGCGGTGTTGCGGACGTAGCCGACCGCACGGTCGCGGCGACGCCCGCCCCGCGCGGTGCTGTCCGTCTCCCACGACTCCTTGTAGTGGCCGGGGTGGGGGCTGTTCTCGTCGACCGGGGACAGGCCGACCGCGACACCCTTGATGACCTCGGCACGCCGCAACATCTCCGCCTGCATGCCCGGCATCCGCAGCATCTCCCCGATGCCCTTCCGCTTCACCTTGAACCTCGCAGCCACGAAGCCTCCTCTCGGTCAGCCCGTTACGCGGTCGGCAGCGAACTGGATCGGGCCGCGGGTGCCGGTGAACGGACTACGGCCCCAGTCGCCCGGCTCGCCCGTGATCTCACAGGTCACGCCACGAATCACGACCCTGTCCGTCGTCCGCAACGGCATACGGGGATGATCCGACGGGCCGTACACCGTCCAGCCAACGATCACCGTGTCCCGGTCCTGCTGCTGCGAACCGCCCACCTGAGGCGACTCCTGCCGAGGCGTCACCACACACCCAGGCAGGCCGAACGACTCATCCGGACCCGGGAGCGGCTGACCGCGCGGATCACGACCCGGCGAAGGCCCGGTGCGCACGATCCGAACCGTCTCCCCGAACGGAAACGGCGCCGGCATCAGTACCCCCAGCCCGGTTCGAAGTCGTCGGCGAAGCCAGTCACATCGTCGATGGGCCACGTCGGTGACGGGTCCGCGGTGGCCGGTGTCGGGTCCACGGTGAATGCGCCGCCGCGGCCCGCGAGGGACTTGAGGGCGCTCTTGTCGCTCTTGGTCAGGTACAGGCCGCCAGAGCCCGAAGGGCGCTGCACTGACATGGGGCCGATCGTCTCGTAAGAGACCTGCTGCGGGTTGACGTAGGCCCGGCCTGCGACGGACAGGACGACCGCCTCGGCGCCTTCCGGGAGAGGCTTCACCACGGTCTGGCACAAGCTGGTCGCCGTGGCGATCAGCAGATCTGCGCGACCGCCCTCGATCTCACCCAGGCCCAGGTACAGGCCGAGTTGCTCCACAGTCGGAGGGACGAAAGCCACAGTCGCCTCCTCAGGCCAGGGACTCCACAGTGCTGCACCACGCCGCCAGATCGGCAGCAGGATCGAGTTCCACCGACCGGCCCTTCGCGCGCTTCGACGCCAGCCGATACTCCGCAGGCGTCAGGAGCTTCCACAGCACCGCCTCGTAGCCCGCTACGTCGTTGCGGTCCACGAAAATCCCGGCCTCGCCCAGCGACTCGCACAGGCCTGGTGTGGGGTGAGCCACGACCGGAATACCGGAAGCGAGCGCCTCGACGCCGGCGCGGCCCCACGACTCGTAGGAGGACGGCATCAGCAGCACCCGCGTGCGGCCGTACACCCTCTCCCGCATCTCCTCGCCGCGAACGTGCTCGACGACCTCGACGTTCGGCAGGTCCGGGAGGATCTGCTCCCCGTAGGCGCCGCGGACGGCGATGAACTCCTGATCCGGCATCCGGCGGGCCAGCGCGTCGAGCACCTTGCCGCCCTTCTCCGGGTTGCAGTTGATCAGCGTGATGGCCTTGCCGGGCTTCGTCGCGTACTCGTCGGCGAACACCGGCGGTCGCACAATCAGCGACGACGCGGGCCGGATGGCTTTCGGGTACTCGGCGAAGAACAACTCCGCCTCCCGCTCCATCCACCGCGAGTTGTACACCGCCAGGGCGGTGCCGCCCGCCGCCGCATCCCGGAACGTCGGCCGGTGCGTGTTGTGGCAGACCACCACCAGCGGCTTGCCATAGCCGCGCGCCAGCGACGCCGTCGACGGCACCGTCTCCAGATGCGCCAACAGCACATCCGCCCTGCGAACCGCCGACGGGAAGTCCAGCCGAGACTCCAACGGCACCACCTTGATGCCCCGGTACTCGTACTCCCGGCCGGCCTTCCCGTAGCGGGACAGCCACACAGACACGTCGTGCCCGCGATCCACCAGAGGCCGCAGCATGCTGACGAGCATGTGCTCGGCGCCCGCGTTGTGCTCGGGTGGCATCGCATGCACCCTGGCGACGACCTGAAGGGGCTTGGCTGCCCCGCCCGGCGCGGAAGCCGGGACAGCCCGCCTCATCAGGAACCGCTCGGCGTGCCGGTGTACTTCACGAACGCGTCCTCCGACCCCATCACGAAGCCGTAGTACGCCTCCGCGAGGATCAGCACCAGGTTCTCCTGGAACGCGGAGTGCACGCCGCCCTCCTCGTCGACGTAGGTCGCCTGGTCGGACAGGCGCACGGAAATTTCCATGCCCACGCCGTATGCCGCCTGGCTCCAGTCTCCACCGATCGCCCGCAGTCCGGTGTCCGTCGACGTCGACTGGCGCCGCTGCTTGCCAGAGACGCCTCGTGAGTACGCGAGGGGCTCACCGATGAGCGTCCCTGCCTCGGCCATGTCATTGCCCGACGTTCGCGTCTCGATGAGGATGAGCTGACCGTTGGCGTCCGTCGCCCGCAGGAGGGTCGGCTTGAGTCGGGGGTCGGCGACGGTGCCGGTGTAGTCCCAGTCGCCGTCGATGACGAGGGACATGCCGTCGACCAGGTCAGCCCAGACGCCTCCCTCGTTGCGGGGGGCGGTGCCGAGGGCGACGCTGTTGGGGGTCGCGGCCAGGTACTCGGTGAAGGGCCCGGTGGCGCCCTTCATGGTCTTGCCGTGGATCGCGGCGTGGTCGAAGGCGCGGGCGAACGCCGTCGGCAGGTCGTTCTGTAGCTGGTCGAACAGGCCGCCCGCGTTGGTCTTGGCGACCTCCATGGCCACTGGGATCAGAACGGCCAGCTTCTTGGCCTGCATCTGCTTCACGTCGACGCCGCCGGTCGACAGGGGCTTCTTCGCCGCCTGCCCGACCCAGTCGGCCGTCGGCACATCCATCGGGATCGGCACCGACGTGGTGGCGTCCAGCGCCAGCGGCGCGCGGCGAGCGAGCGCCATGATGGCGGACTGTTCCGTGGACTTCTCGAAGATCGGTCCGGTGATGGTGCGCGGCAGCAGTGAAGCGTTGACGCTGGACAGGGTGAGGGGGGCGGTGACCGCCATGATGTCTCTTCTCCCGCAGCTACTTCAGCTGCGAACTCAGCCACCCGGCGAACTCGTCGCGCGGGCTGGGGGCCTTTGTCTTGTTGGCGCCGGACGCCTGAGTGCGGTCCGGTGCGGGACGCCGCGGGCCCTCCGGGGGCTGGGTCTTCGCCCAGTGCGGCTTGCGCTCCAAGAGCGCCTGGAGATCCGCCTCGATGGCGGACTCGTCGATGTCGCCCGAATCGGCGTCGATGTACGCGGAGAGATCCAGCGAAGTGACCGCGTCCTCCGGGTCGGTGAACGCCGCCCGCTCCCCCGCCGGCGAACCGGCCAGGGCCTGCACGCGCGCTTCGACGAGACGCTTCCGGGTCGCGGCGATCTGCTCCTGAGCAGCGGTGAGCTGATCGTTGAGACGCTCCTGCTCGGACTTCTGCGCGTCCTCGAACTCCCTGGCCTTCTTCGCCAGCGGTTCGAGTTCCTTCAGACGCTTCCGCAGGTTCGCGGCCTCGCTGTTCTTCTTCCGCAGCTCCGCCTCGAACTTCTTCCGGTCGAACGGCTCCTCCTGCTTGTCGGTTTCCGCCTCCTGGGCGTCGTCCCGCTGCTCGGTGCCGTTCTCCTCGGTCGCCGTCTCCTCGACGGTCTCCTCGGTGCCGGTGTCGTGCTGCTCGGTCGTCTCGGTCTCTTCAGGCATGACGAATCGGCCCTCCAGGGGCTGGTGAAAAGGGAAAGGCCGCCACCAGGGCGACCGTTGATCAGAAAGAACCCGGCAGCGGGTTCGAGTCGTGCTCCGCCAGCGCCCGCCTGAACCGGCGAAGCTGGCTTCCCGAGTGGCCCGCGGCGTATTCGTCGTACAGCCGCGCCCACTCACGGGCCTGCGGGGACGGTTCGAACGTCTGCCCCGCAAAGACGGGAATCACGCCGCAGTGGCAGCCGTCATGAGCCCTGAAGTCCACCGTGTCCTGAGCGAAGACACTCCCCCTGCTGGCGAGCATCTTGCAGAAGGCGCACGCACCCAGTGCCGCCGATCGTGCCCATGCTCGCGCCTGCGGGTCCTGCCGCACCGCCTCCAGGACAGTGCCCCTGCCTGTATCAGCGACGAGCTTCTGCGCCACCAGCTCGGCCTTCTTCTCCGCCTGCACCAACCGGGTCTCGAGAGGCTCCTGCTGTGCGGGTGTGGCCTGCTCAGGGTCGCGTTCCCACACGTCCTTCGCCGCCCACCGCAGGCTCGCCTCCGTCTTCTCCCCTGGCGGCGGGTCCGCGACGGGCACCGTGAACGAACCCGGCACCCCAGCCGCATCCCGCTGAGCGTCGTAAAACTCGGCACCCAACGCGGCCGACGCCTGCGCGTACTGGTCGACGACCGCCTGCACCGCCGCGAACCAATCCGGCATCGACGCCCGCAACCGAGACGGAATGATCAGACGGCGCAGGCCGCGAACATCCCGCACCAGCAGCCGCGTCAACCCGCGCTGCGCCGACCTGTACCGGTCCGGGTCACGACCACCGTCAGAGACCGTCGTCGCCATCATCGGCCTCCACCACATCCGGCAGAGCCCTACCCGGCCGGTCGTTCATCGCAGCCAGCCGCTCCATCAGCGCGCCGCCCGCCGCAGAAGCAGCCGACCGACGCCGATCCACAGTGATCCGCTGACGCTGCGCCTCCGTGAACCCCGCCATCTCCAACGTCACATCGGAATCGGCGGGCAGCACGCCGGCCTGCACCAGCTTCACCGTGGCGTCCACCTGGGCCGCCACCGTCGGCGTCGCCGGATTCCGCCACACCGTCTCAATCCGCCGCGACTTCTCCGGCGGCTCACCATCCCGCACCCACAACGCGAGCCGCATCGCCTGCTGCCACGCGGCCCCGAAGCGCCTGATGCGCCGCTCGGAGCGCTTCACCAGCTTCGCCTCAGTCGACCGGATCGCATCCGCGCTGGCTGGGTTGTCCGTGGTGTAGCCGAGCATGTGAGGCGGCAGACCAAACTGCGACGACATGATCCGCGCATACAAGTCGATGATCCGCGTCATGCCCGTCGGGTCATGCGCCGCGAACTGGCCCACATCCGGGACGTTGCCGTCCTCGTCCCGCTCCAAGGCGAGCACCCGGCCGATGTACGTCTCCCACGCCGACTTCGCCGTACCGTCCGCGTCCTGAAACGCCGACTCCGACGCACCAAGGATGTACCGCTGCGGAGCCCCGAAGAACTCCGCCGCGACCTCCATGCCCATCAGCCGGCGGCACGCCGCATCCGTGATGCTCATGACCTCCGGGGTGATCTCCGACTTCCCCACCCGGTCCGCGGTCCGCTGCCGATTCGCCATCCGCACCACCGGCACGACCCCGAGGTTGTGCATGTCGCGATCGATGACCTCCCACCCACCCGACTCCGACGGCAGACACATCACCGTCTGATCCGGCAGATACAGGACCAGCATCCGCTCCTCAGGCCCCGACTCGATGTACGTGTCGGCCGCACACTCCCGCAGCGCCGCCGTACCCATCCGCAGGCGGGCATCCCACATGAGGGTCATATCCAGCGGCGACTCCACCGAGATCAACGGCGGGCACTCCCCATCGCAGTCCCCCGAGCCGACCGCCAGATACTCGCGGCCGTACACCAGCGCATCCAGATGCGCCAGGGACGACTCGTCGAACAGATCGTTCGCCTCGGCGATCTCCGTCAACTCACTGGAGTCCGCGCCGTCCGCCCAGCGGAACGCCTCCAGGTCCAGGCGCTCCTCCAAGCTCTCGACGCCGACCCGCGGCCAGCCGATCACCGTGTGCAGGCCCTTGAGCTGCGGAGGGATCGAAATCCCGAGGTCGCGGATCAACTGCTCGCCGTTGAAGTACGCATCCCGCAGTAGCAGCGCCCACCGGTCACGCATCATGTCGGCCCGCAGCGTCTGCACCAGGGCCAGCTCGTCATCCGACAGCGTCAGCAGAGGCAGTTCGGGGATCGAGAGGGTCATCGCAGCACCACCACCCGTCCCGACTTGCCGGCCTTCTTGCGGCCGAGCCCCTTAGCCATCGCGTCCACACGGCACTGCCAGGCCAGGACGGCGGCGATCGCCGCATCGATCTTCCTGGGACTGTCCGGATGCTCCTTCATGATCTGGATGCCGCTGCGCGACTCACGTCGCCGGGCGTTCAGGATGTGCCTGGTCAACACGCTCGATCCGTCATGCGACAACTCGCCATCAACGACGCTGGAGCGGAACTTCTCCAGGGCGCGCACGATCTGGAATGACCGGCCGCCAGTCATCCACCACTCGATCGGATGCTGCGTGGACGCCTTCACCTTGAGCCGACGCCCATGATCCGCCTCCCACTTCGCAACGTGGGACTCCCAGCGCGCGGGGTCCGCATACATGCCGACGACCTTGTAGTCGCGGAATGCCTCCTCAACCGTCGCTAGCACCTCGACCGTGGGCACCTGCCAGTCCTGGCCAAACGGCCCCTCCGGCTGCTCCCAGCAGCCCAGCAGGAACAGGTGCCCGTCAGATACACGGCATCCCACCAAGGCGGTCGCGTCCGTGACGCCGCGGTTACGACGACGCGAGCCGTCGAACCCAAGGACGATCTCCTCGCCCCGGCCCACCACCTTGTCCGCCGCGGCCACGCCAGCCCACTCGGGCTGAGAGATCCACGAGTCGGAAGCGTGAGTGATCTGGTTCAGGAAGTCTGCACGGGACGTCTGCGGGTCCGTAGCCGGGTCCCAGATCGTCGCCACGATCGTGTCGAGGTCGACGTGCCCGCCGTTACGGTCCGCAGAGTTCCCGTAGGTGTAGGCGAGCCCTGCCAGCAGAGATTCCCGGTCCGTCAGATCCGTCTCTGGCGGCGCCTCGCGGTGGTCGTAGTACAGACCGTCGTCCCGCGCCCGCCCCTCCCGGATCTTCGCCCAGAAGGCCGCCGACTCCTCCGCCACCGACCCCTCACCCGGGATATAGGCGTTCGGAGACTCGATCGTCGTACCCCCGACCTTGGCCGCGTTGATCCGCATCGTCTCCGCCAGTCGCAGACCGTTGTTCGAGCGGACCCACTCCTCGGTCTGGTCCAGCACTGCGAACACCGGCTTGTTGCCCTTCACCGTGCGGGCCGACGACGTGATCGGCTCGATACGACCGCGCGGCAGGTTCACGAAGGAGTCCAGCGGCTCCAGGCCCGGGTACTCGTCCAGGACCGGACCTTGCAGCATCTCCAGCAGCGGCGCCCACGTGTTCTTCGTCTGCGTCTCCGACACTGCCGCAATCTGCACCAGCGGCGTCCGAACCTCCGCCCACGGCTTACCGACCGGCTGCCCGTCGGCATCCCACCCATCCGGGACCACCGGGCCGAGCGCCTCGACGATCGCCAGCGCCGCCAGGAACGGACTCTTGCCCCAGCCGCGAGGTCGGCTGATAACGCCCCGACGGAAGCGCCGCTTACCGCTGTTCGGATTGATCTCGTAGTAACGGAGGACGAAATCCTCCTGCTCCGGGTACAGCACGAAAGGCTCGTACTCGCCGCGGTCCGGCGCCGCCAACATCTCCGAAATCCAGTCGATGACCTCGAACCCCAGAGTCGGAACGGCCCCAGGCTCTGGCGGCTTCCACGGCATGTCAGCCCCCCGGTGCCTCCTCTGGAGGCGGCAGCGCCCGCAATACGCCCCGCCGCTCCCGTGCCGACCGTCCGCCCTCCGGACGCTTACTGTCCGCCTCGTCAGCCTGAGCGAACTGCATGCGGAGCCGGGCCCGGTCCTCCGGAGTCGCCCCGAACTTCGCCACGCGCAGCCGCAACTCAGCCGCCGCCGACATCTCCCCTGACCACAGCCGCGCATGCACCACAGCCGTATCCAGCAGGAAGTCCCAGTCCGTGCTGCTGAAGTGCTCCGCCTGCGGCGACGCCTTCCACATCTCCCACCAGTCCAACGTCCGCGCCGGCCACGCGTACTCGACCAGTTCGCCGTCCTTCATCACCGACAGCGTCGGCAACTCGGGAGGCTCAGCATGCTCGAACCGCAGGACGGTCTGAGCGATCGGGTCCTTATTACCCCTGGCTCGACGAGAGGGGTCCTTGGGCTGCGGTCCGCGACCTGCCACGGAGTCCACCTCCCTGAAGATCCCAAAGTCCCCAGACCCGTCCTCGGTCTTAGCGTGTAAACGTCCCCGATCCGGAAATAAAGTGGATCATGGGATCACTCCCCGGGTGATCC